TCACATAGCCTCTGACCTGCTGCGGTACCCGCGCTTCGCCTGCCGCCAATCGTCAATAGAGATCGTTTGGGGAAGATTCGGGAGATCAACTTCGGCAGGCGGCTTCACCAGGCTGACCCGCCCCCACAACGAGGTCCACCCCAGGTTCCCCATCGCCTGCCAGAAGATCTCCTCCATCCCGTCCAGGCGCTCCTGGCGCATCGTCGGCGTCGGGTGCTGGTACACGCGCTTGATGCCCGGCCTCTTGTGGCCGGCCTGCTCGAAGGCGAGCGCGGCCCGCACCCCGATCTCGTCCTGCCACGAGTCGTGCGTGTGCCGCAGACCGCGCATCGTCATGCCGGTTGCGATCGGCTTCCACTCCGGCCGGGCCGAGACCCCCTGCCGCTTCTTCCGCTCCGGCCGGCCGTCCGCCGCGGGCCGCAGCTGCTTGAGCCAGTTGCTGCGGCGCCACCACTTCCCGTCCGTCGGCGTGGACAGCACGAAGTCGTACGGCCAGTCGGCCAGGTGCTGAAACCAGAGCCGGGACAGGAACGGCGGTAGGTCCAGATCGCGGGTGCGGAACTCGTTCTTCGTCGGCTCGAGGCGCAGGACCGTGCCGAGCTTCTTGCCGTGCTCGTCACGGTCCTCGTACTCGGCGACCTCCTGCACGATGCGCAGGACGAAGCACTCCCAGAACGAGTTCTTGCCCCACGGCTGGCGCCGCTTCGCCAGAGCGTTGGCCCGCTGCAGCCCCAGCCCCTCACCCCAGTTCACCCCGGTCCACGCCGTGGTGATCACATGCAGACCTTTGGCCGGCCCCAGCCGCTCGGCGACCTGCAGTACCGCCTCGGGCGTGAACGTCTTCTCCTCGTCCCCGGCCGCCGACGCGAAGGCCGGGGTGTGCACAACTGCCTTGGTGCGCTGCCGCCCCGCGATCGGATTGATCGGCAGCCAGCGCGCGTCCACCGCCCCGGTGAGGATGGTCGACATCAGCGAGACACAGTGCCCCTTGGTGACGTCATCGCACGGCAGCGTCATCTGCCAGGAGTCGACGTCGAACCACGTGACGCTGATCAGCGGAGCATGCTCCCACTCCGGCAGGATGTACCGGTCCAGGTTGTCCCACCGGGTGTCCATGGTCCGTCCGCGCTTGGGGCGTTCGGCCATGTACTTCCGGGCGAACACCCCGAAGGCGGAGCGGTACAGGTCCGGGTCGATCCACGTCCCCTCGCGGATCTTCCGTTCCTGCTCTTCGCCCCACTCCTCGGCTTTCACCTTGGTGGGGAAGCCGGGCTCCGACCCCTGGGTGCCGTCGGGTTTCAGGTACCGGGCCCGCCACGTGAACTGCTTCGTGGTCCTTCCGTTGCGGACCTTGTACCGCTTCTCTGCGCTCGCCATGGTGCCCCCTGGCTCCGGTGTGAACCTGCCTCAGGCGGCCCGGGGCTGTACCCCATAGCGGGCGGGCAGGCGCCACCAGTCCGGTGAACGCTCGGACTGGTGGCGAGTAATCGATTCAGCAGCCCGCGGCTCGATCAACCCAGGCCGGGCTATGTACTTGATGAAGTCGGTGCAGTCCTCCACGAGGATCGCGTAGCCGTCCGGCAGGTCATTGCGCATCTCCATCCAGACGGGGATCCGCTGGCCGCGAGGCGCATCAGCCGGTCTCGGGTTCCACTTGCGCGCCTGCTGCAGGAACACCTGGCAGAAGAGGTCGGCGCCCTCATCTGTGATGTCGTCCTCGTGGAAGTGAAAGACGCACCCGGCGCGCTCGTCCGTGAAGTGGTCCGTGATGTACGGCTCGAAGTACGCGCCCGAGTGACGCTCCACCTCTATGAACAACTCCATGCTTCGTTCCCCGATCCGCCGAGTGGTGCCCCCCTCCCGGTGACGGTCCGTGCATGCAACCACACATAGCGCTGTTGCGCACGGTTCCAGGGTGAACCGGCTACGAATCTGCAACCTCGTCCGCCTCGGCGGCAGTTGCGATGCCCTGCAGATACCTGCGGGCGCGCCGGTAGCGGGCGGCTACCCGCCGGAGTTCCTCCGGGCTGGCACCCTTCCTGCCCTGCAGCACGACGATGATGTGGCCGTCAGCCTCGTCAGGGCCGAGGTTGATGACCGCGTCCTCCAGCGTCTCGTTCGATCTGAGCTCGAACTCGACAGCGGGGGAGAGGCCCACCAGTGGTGCCGCTTCAGTCACCGAGGCGGGTGCCGTGCCCATCGGCAGATCAGCCAGCCTTCCGCCGGCCTGCACGTGGTCAACCGCCCCGTCCGGCCATCCCAGCAGCCGGGCGTAGTCACGGATGGTCGGGTTGATCTTCTTGAACTTCCCGGCCTCGATGTTCTGGATGGTCGTACGGCTCACGCCGAGGGCGTCGGCGGCGTCGGGCTGGGTCAGCTTCGGCCGCCGCCCTTCGCGGCTGGCTTGCAGCTCTGAGCCGAGCAGCTTGGAGTCGTCATCCATGGCTCACATGATGCCCCATTGGGTTGCATGCCGGTAGCTCAGATTCGGCGTCTTGACCTGGGCATTAATGAGCATTTTGCCCCGGGTGGTTGCATCACCAGGCTCACCGCCCTCGTCAATCACTTGGTGTTCTGCTCACATTTTTGGCCTTCAATGTAGGCAGGCTGCTTGCATTCGTAGGGAGAATGGGCTTACTTTCTTGGCGTGAAGCCCAAGGGACCCACTATCAGAACCATCCGCGAGGCACGGAATATGAGCCTTCGTGGGCTCGAGAAGCGGACGGGTCTGAGCCGTGGCTACCTCTCCCGGCTGGAACGCGGAGAGATCACGGACGCGGGAGAAGACAAGGTCCAGCGGGTTGCCACTGAGCTCAACGTCGATCTGCCCCTGATCACCTTCGAGGAGTAGCCGTGACCGCCAAGGCCACGCCCCCGCCCCCCACCGCTACCGCCCTCCCGCTTGAGGAAGAGGCCGAATTCCGCCGGTGGACCCCGGAACAGGTCATCGATCTACAGCTCCTGCCGTACCGGAGTGCCCGGGTCCTCAAAGAGAAGTGCTACCGGCGCGAGGTCCACCACCACAACGACGGCGGTCGGATCACCTTCACCGCCGAGGACCTGCGCAAGGAGAACGAGCGCACGGCCGTCACCCCCTACGCAAAGACGGCCTGACCAGCGCACGAAAACGGGGCCGCCCCGGACCCTGCCCGGTCCGAACGACCCCGCTCAAGAGCGACACCTCACCACTGACGAATGAGGTTCACATGGACCAGGCTACCGACCAGTCGAGCGCCACCGCATCACCCGAGATGAGAGCTCAACAGCCGCAGGACCGGCAGGCCGACGCCCTGGACCACGCCGCCGCCCTGGCCGCCTGGTACTTCCGCCAGCTCACCATCAGGCCCTACGCCACCGAGCTCACCGAAGACTTCCCCATCGGCGCCACCGCCCACCTCAAGTTCCGCGACGGCGACACACGCGGCGTGATGCAGTTCGCCGAGATCGCCCAGGCCCCCATCACCCGGGCCGAAACCGCATTCGGCATGCACCTCGACGTGTACCAACGCCACGCCAGCGTCCTGATGCGGGCCAGCACCTTGATCCTCCACGGGCAGAACGCGCAGCTGGACGAGCAGACTCCGCCGCCGAACCCCCCGACCGACGCGGCTCCTACCGCCCCGGCCGAGGAGGACGAGGCCGTCACCGTGCAGCCCGCGCCGGCGGTCATGCCGCTGGGCGCCAGCATCACCGCGTCCGTTCCCGCCATCGCTCCGACCGCGGACGGCGAGCAGTGAGCCGCCACCTGCAGCAGCAGCTGCTCGCCCGTCTCGACACCGCGGTCACGCTGCTCGATCTGCCCCTCAACCGCGACCACATCGAGCGCCTGGCCGTCGAGCTCACCCCGGTCTTCAAGGCGATGCTCGCAGAACAGACCGCGGCGATCGAGGAGGCCGAGCCCGTCCCGTTCAGCGTCGCGTCGGACGCCGACGCGGAGGACGAGACGGAGACGACGCAGGTCGAGGGCTGCCTGTGCCGCATCGGGCTGGACATCGACCTCGACTCCCCGGCCGCCGTCCTGGCAGACAGACTCCGCTCAAGCCAGCCGGACGTGACCGCGACGGACGTGCCCGGCCCGACGGCCCTCGGCCTCACCGTGAAACCACAGTCGATCGAGTGCTGGCGCTGGTGGCTTCACCGCCTGAACGTCGCGATCAACTCCGTGAGAACGGTCGACGACGGTAGCGCGGTCACCGCGAAGGGCTCGCTCAAGGGCGTCACCATCCACCTCCGCGGCGACGGCGTACCCGAGCTACTCACGGACACCACCGCGGCCCGCCTCTCGGGCGTCCTCGCCGGGCACCCCTGGTGACCACCGCCGCGCAGCTGGTCGGCGCCGCCTCCATCAGCGGCAGCGCCCTGATCCTTCTGGGCCTGGCCGCGAGCTTCGGCGCCTCGAGCGCTCACCACACCGCCGACCAGGCCCGCGCCGCCTACAAGCGTGAGCACCACATCGACTGGGCCGCCCGCTACGCGCCGCCGCCTCCCGCCATCGCCCCTACCTGCCACGTCCGCGACGAGACCGTGCCGCTCACCACAGTGCAGGGCCGCCGCGCACGCCACCGCAAGGGACAACCCCGATGCATCTGATCGAGACCACCTACTTCGGGTGGCAGCCGCTCACCCACACCAACGACTGCGACCGCCCGGCCTGGGAGGTTGACGTCCGCCGCGACGAGGGCGCCCACCCCTTGCACCACCAGGAGGAAATGCGGCACTCCTGCACCAGCCAGGACTGCTCGCACTCCACCCTGTTCAGCCGGGTCACCGTCCGCGTCATCTGCCGCTCGTGCCACACCGCGCACGTCATCAGCGGCGAGGAGCTCGGCCAGTCCTGCACCACGACCGAGGCGCTCGGCTACGGCGAGCCGCCCCGCCGCATGGCCGGCCTCTACCTGTGGCCCAGCGAGCCCGTCCTGTACGGCTACGGCCCGGGCAAGTCCGGACACGACGACCAGCCCCGCTCCTACCTCGCCACCACCCACCTCGTCGACCGCCTGCAGCCCGAGCACTGCGTCGGTGCCATCGGCCGCCACCACACCGCTGGCCGCGCGCTGCGCTGGTGGGCCGGAGCCATCCGGCAGGACGCCCCGGTCCCCGGCCTCGACTGGCAGCGCCGCACCACCGACCTCACGTCCGTCGACGCGGCCGCGACATGGATCGCCGCCGCTCTCACCCCCGCCGAGCCCGTCGAGGTGACCGTATGAACGCCACCGACCTGATCACCGCAGCTCAAGCCGCCCACGCCGAAGACCTCGCCCTGCAGGCCGAGGAAGCGGCCGGCATGAAGGGCGGCGAGGAGGAGGAGCGGCTCGACTTCCTGCGCTCCGCCGCCGACCACGCCGTCAAGGTCCTCGGCCAGGCCGCCGAAGGCCTCCCCTGGATCTACGCCCCCGAGGACCTGCCCGAGCACACCTTCGCCGCCACCGCAGCACTCGCCCCGAGCCGCGCCCACGACGCGCACCTGACGTACCTCTTCGACGCGCACAACGGCCAGCCCCTCCTGGCTCTGGTCCGCACCTGCCGGTCCTGCACCGACGAGCTGACCAACCCGATCACGTCGCTCGCTGAACTCGGCCGTCTCCTCGACGAGGACCAGCAGCGCGACCGGGACGCCGTCGACACCGATGCCCAGGAGCCGGGTCCACTCGCCGCAGTTGAACAGACGGAGAGCATCGCGGCACGGGTGGCCCTGCTCGCCCGCCGCCTGGTCGCCGAACACCCGGACACAGGTCTCGCGATCCAGCACGTTTCCCTCTTCGGCCACGAGCACGGTGACGGCCGCGCCGACATCCACTTCAACGCCGACGGCCTGGACGCGCTCCGCCAGGTCGCCGCTGCCCTCGGGGCAGAGGTCACGGTGGAGGTGTCCGGAAGCGTCCGCCCCTTCGTCTTCGAGCACGGCACCGCGACCAGCACGGTCGACGGCATCGACGTGGAACTGCGGGCCTATAGCCAGCTGTCCCACGACGAGGCCGCCGCCTGGCGCGCCCAGCAGGACCAGCCCGCCAGCGGCGGTGAGGGCGAGTGATCGAGTCCCGTTCCCTCACCCGCGACGAGCTGCACGCCGAGGCCCGGCAGCGGTTCGGCCACGACCAGATGGACTGGGCGTTCCAGTGCCCGTCCTGCGAGGACGTCGCCACCGGCCAGGAGATCTACGACGCCCTCGCCAAGCAGCCGGTCCAGCACCCCGAGTACGGCCGCCCGATGCGCTACGAGGAGGTCCTCGGCCAGCAGTGCATCGGCTGGATCCTCGGCGCAGGCGCGCAGCGCGGTTGCGACTATGTGGCCTTCGGGCTGGTCACCGCGCCGTGGCTGGTGACCCTCCCCCACTACTACCGGCCGCAGCCCTGCTTTCCTCTCGCCCCCGCTCCGCTCGGCGAGGAGGAGAAGGCCGAGGTCGACGGCATCACCCGGCTGATCGCCCCGTCACAGGCCCTCCTTGCGGTGGAGCCCGCCGAGGTGGTCGTCCCGCGTACCGAGCTGTCGCGCTGGGAGAACATCGCGACGGCCCTCAATGCAGCGCACGCCGCTGGCATGCCGGTCGGTATCGACCTCGACGGCACCCTCACCGACCGCCGTGCGTGGTCCGTGGTCTGGGACCGCGGGACTGAGCGGTGGACGGTCGCCGGGTACGAAGACCCGGCCGAGCTCGCAACGGCCGTCGAGGAGAAGGACACCCGGGGTGGCAGCCAGCCGTCCGGGGCGGCGTCCACTGCTCGCGCCGAGATCCTCGCCGCTCTTCTGGCCGCCGGGTACAACGAGCCCGCCGCGGCCGAGCTGCTCGCTCGCGCCGACCGTGAGCCTCGCGACCCCGAACCGAATCCCGACTTCCCCGAGACGTTGGCCGGCGGGCACGCCCTGGTCGTCGAGTACGGCGACTGCGTGATGAACGCCTCCTGCCAGTGCGGCAAGCCCTTCGGCACCACCACCCCGGACATGTCCCTCGACACGTTCATGCCGGGCTGGGAGCGCCACACCGCGACCGAGGTCGGTGACTGATGCCAACTCAAGCCCAGCGTCCCCGCATCCCGGAGACCAGCGAGAACCAGCGCAAGGCCCGCCTCGCCTGGAACGGCGGCAAGACCGGCAAGGGCAAGGAGCTGGTCATCAGCCCCGTGATCGAGGTCTGCCACGTCGAGGTCTGCGGCACGCCCACCGACGGCCGACGCCCGGGCCGCCACATGGCGATGGTGGCCGGCAGCAAGGACGGCGCGGCCGCGCACTGGTACTGCCTCGGCCGGTGCGAGGCGATCGCCCACGCCCGCGCCGACCTGCGCACCGGAGGCCACCGGCAGGTGAGCCGCTGATGCCGCTCACCTTCACCGCCCGACGGCTGGTCGACGCCATCGTCGCCGGTTTCACCCCGCCCTCCGGCGTCACGGACGAGGGCGTCCTCGAGCAGCTGCTCGCCGACGGCGAGATCGATGGCGCCGACCGCGCGTACTGCCCCGCCCACAAGGCGATTACCGCGCACGCCCTGCACACCGACGGCTCGCAGTCCTGCATCGACTGCAACCACACCCTGAACGGAGCCTCATGACCGAGCGCACCCTGCCCCACGACCCGTACATCACCGCTGTCGTGGACGCCCTCACTGCCGCCGGCCTGGAGCCGAGCACCGCGCAGACGTCCGACGCCGAGAGCAACCGGTACGACACCAGCGGACTCACCACCCAGCTCGACGCTCTCCTCGTGTGGGACGGCGACTCCTCCGGGCTGAACGCCGAGGTGCACGAGGACGGCATCGCCCTCGTCTGGGAGCACCCGGCCGAGCAGTGGCAGTGGGCGCCCCGCAAGGCACACGGCGAGCTCGAGCACGAGCCGGAGTTCCTGCCGTTGCCCCGCTGGGCCGACCCGGCCGCCGTGGTGGTCATCGTCCGGATCCTGCTCGCCGGACTGGCCGTGCCCGGTGGCGAGGACCCGCGCCTGTGGGGGCACTTCATCAGCGCCAGCGCCGCAGTCGACGAATGGGCTGCGCAGGAATGACCTGGCATCGCCGCCGGAGGCCAGGGGAGTGCACGCACGTCGGCCCAATCCACGCCCTGACGTACGCACGCCTCTACCCCCACGGCTGGTGGTGCGCCCGACACACCCTGCTCGCGCTCCGCGGCATCAAGGAGCACCTGCCCGGGTCCGGCATCCCGGTCGCCGCAGCGTCCAGCCCGAGCAACGACTCCCGTGCTCTGGCCAGCCGGACGGCCCAGGCCTCACTCACTCGCCGAACGGAACTCAACCTATGACCACACCACCTCCGGCCCCGTGCTTCTCACCGGCCGACATGGCTCGCCGTCCCGCCCGTCCGTCGGCACCCCAGCCTGAGCCGCGCCCTGCCGCGACTCTGCCGACTGCCGCCGCGCAGGACGCGCCCTCGCGTCCCGAAGAGCTGCTCACACCCGGCAAGCTCCGCGACAAGGAGCGCTTCCGGGCGACCTACCAGCGCGGGATCCGCCTGAGCCGCATGACCCCCAACTCGAGGCTCATGGCCCACACCCTGATCTGGTACTCGAGCCACATCACCGGCCGCATAAACCCCAGCGGACAGCCCAGCATCGACGAACTGTCGTACGCGACCGGCCTCACCATCGACCAGGTCAAGGTCCAGCTGAGCATCCTGGAGACCCGCGGCTGGCTGTACTTCCACACCGTCAACGAGGGCCCGAACCGCGGCGAGACCACGATGCGCCTCGCCATCCCCGCCCACATCCTCGAGCAGATCCGCGCCCGCAGCGCGCACACCAGCCGCTGACATGAGCGCCGCGTACGCGTCCGCCGCCGAGCCCCGCCACATCCGTGGCGGGGCCGGTGGTGCTGGACGCGTGCGCCCGCGCCGCCCTCAGCAGCGCGCCCTGCAGACCATCGACATCCCCGAGCGCATCTACCGCGGCCACCACTACTCGGACTCCTTCATCAAGGCCTGGGCGAAGATGGCCGCCCTCGACGTCGACACCAACCCCGAGCACTGCAACGCCGGCGTCGAGACGATGGCCCCGTTCTGCGGCCTGTCCGTCCGCGCCTTCGAGCGCGCCCTCACCCAGGGCCGTACGCCCGGGCCTGACGGCACCGCACCGGAGTTCTCCACCCGCCGCATGACCCGCAAGTCCGGCCGCGGCCGGACCGCGATCCGGCAGGTCCGCCCCGTCCACCAGGACGAGCGGTTCGTCACCGTGTCCGTCGCGATGTGCGACGCCCTCGAGCCCCGCCGCCTGCGCGCCGCCCTGCTCCTGGCCCACGCCGAGCGCTACCAGCCCGGCTACCAGCCCACCGCCGCCGAGTTGGCGGGCGAACTCTTCCACCACCACGGCAAGTCCGCGGGACAGTCGCTGTCCGAGCGGACCGCACGCCGTGTCCTGCACGACCTGGACGCCACCGGCTGGGTCAGCCTCGGGCGCCGCGCCGGATACCAGGGCCGGCACACCGTCGCCGTCCACCGCCACCCCATCCACCCCGCCGAGCAGCTGGCCCTCGACATCGACACGGCCACGCCCTCCCCGGGCACGGCCTCCGCGTGCGGTGAGCCGAGTGCGGACAACCATGGCGGATCGGCTGCGGCCAGGGGTGGCGGATCCCTCGCGATCAAGGAATACAACCCGGCTCTTACTGACGATGCTGCGCAGGTAGAGGGCAGTTCCCGCCGTAGGCGAGGTACCGGTAGTAAGCCTGTGGAAAACGCTGGTGATCTTGTTCCGGCGACGTTCCGGCCGAGCGGCTCTCGCGCTCCGCGCGGCACCCACACCCCCCGCCCCACCACCAGCAACACCGCCGAGCGCGGTCCGTACACCGGCCCGGAGCTCCGCTGGACCAAGCGCATCCGTGACGCCCTCGCCCCCGTATCCGGCGAGCTCGACGGCATCCGCCGCTACCTCCTGCGCAAGATCGCCAAGCAGATCAGTGCGGAGCTGGACGCAGGCGAGAACAGCAGCAGCGAGAGGATCGCAGCCCGCATCGCCCGCCGCCGTCGCCCGCTGATGCGCGAGGACGTGCGCGACTGGGGCGCCTGGCTCCTGGCCGTCGGCCTGCCCCCCAAGGGATGCGGCCACCGGGACTGCGAGGACGGCGACCTCTGGCCCAGCGGCGAGCCCTGCGAAACCTGCGACCACACCCGCCAGCTCGAGCGCGCCCAGTGGCGCCAGGCCCGCGAGTGGCAGGACCTCCTCGACGAACGGCGCGCCCGCGCCGCGGCAGCCGAGGAGCTGCCCGGCAAGGCCACCTTCCGCGAGCGGTCGGACGCCAGCGACGCGGAGATCCTGGCGGCGATCGCCGAGCACGGACCCGTCGGTGCGCTGCACCGGTACGGACCGCTGCGCGTCGGCCCGCTCCTGCGAACCGACGGCCTGCAGTCGGCGCTGCCCGCGGCCACGGCCGGGCCGGAGCTGGTGGTGGAGCGGCCGATCCCGGGCCGGATGCCCGATGCCGTACGCGCCGCAGCCCGCATCCCCTCGGCGGGCAGCGCTCTGGCTGTCGCCTGCCCTGTCGCTTCGTGCCGTGCCCGTCCGGGCGAGGCCTGCACCACACCGCGGGGACGGCGCCGCCACACCCCGCACGAGGACCGACTCGATGCCCACCCGGCAGCGCCGCTCTTGGCAGCTGCGAGCGGAGAGGACACCGTCTGATGCCCACCACCCCGCACCCCACCAACGGCGTCACCGCATGCACCCGCTGCGGCGCACCCATCCGCTGGGCCAGCGGCCCGCGCAAGGGCGAGCGCACTCCGATCAACGCGCTGCCCTCCCCGGCGGGCGGGCTCGCCGCCCGCACCACCGGCCTCGGCGGCCTGATCGTCCGCGAGTTCACCCGCGAGGAGCCCGACTGCGTGGACGCGCTCCTGGAGTGGAAGGCCGTCAGCCACTTCTCCAGCTGCGCGCCGAGCACGGACCAGCAGCCGCGGCCGGCGGCGCCGAGGGCCCGGCCCGCGCGGCGCAGGCCGACCGTGCAGCCGCCGCTGTTCGGCCAGCCGCAGGGGCGGCCGCGATGAGCACGCCCGCCGTGGACCAGGACGAGGCCGAGGCGTGGCCGGAGGACGTACCCGACGGCAGCTTCGGGCACGCCCGGCACGTCCGGCCGCTGGTCCACCTGCCGCCGGGCTTCACGCCCTGCACCCCGGCCGAGCAGGCCCTCCACGTCGCCCAGCTTGTGGACGAGCTCGCCAGCTTCGCCGTCGGCCCCGCCATCCGCCGCATCAAGACCAGCAAGGAGCCACTGACGTGAGCTCCCGCCCGCACGGCTACGCCCGCTACCGGCTCGACGGCTGCCGCTGCTACACCTGCGGCTGGGCCGTCGCCCAGTACAACGACGCCCGCGAACACGCCATGCGCCGCGGCGAGTGGCAGCCCTGGACCGACGCTCAGCCGGTGCGCGAGCACGTCCGCCGTCTACAGGCGTGCGCCATGGGACTGCGCGCCATCGCGGCCGCGGCCCATGTCGACCGCAAGCGTCTGCAGAGCATCCTCGGCGGGCGCCCGGAGCGCGGTACCGGACCGCAGGAGAAGGTGCGTCCGGCACTCGCCGCCGCGGTGCTCGCCGTCGAGCCCACCCTGGACAACCTGGCTGCCACGACCGTGATCGGTGCGACGGGCACGACGCGGCGCCTGCAGGCCCTCGTCGCCGGCGGCTGGCCACAAGAACACCTCGGCCACAAGATCGGTGTCTCCCCCGGCAACTTCAGTCGGCTCGTCGAGGCGCCCACCGTCATCGTCCGTACGGTCCGGGCGGTGCGCGGCCTGTACGAGGAGTGCTGGCGGGCCGATCCACTCGAGCACGGCGCCAGCCAGGGCGGCATCACGTACGCCAAGCGGCGTGCCGCGCAGGCGGGTTGGGCCCCGGTCGGCGCCTGGGACGACGAGTCGATCGACGACCCCGCTGCTTTCCCTGACTGGACCGGCCGCTGTGGAACCGAGCAGGGCTACGAGGTTCATCGCAGGCTCCGGATCATGCCCGCCTGCCGGCCCTGTCTCGACGCCCGCGCCCAGCAGAAACGAGAGCGCGCCCACGCCCGCGCCGGTCACCCCGCCAGCCCACCGCCTCGACCAGGAGCAGCACATGCCCATCAGTGAACACTCTCAGCCCGTCCACACCCTCACCTGCGACAACGCCACCTGTAGCAGCGTCGAAACGACCGCCATGGACGGCGACGGGTACACCCGCTACTTCGACACCCCGGCCGACGCACGGTCGTGGGGCGAGACCAACGGCTGGGACACGCCGTTCAGCGGACCGATGCTGTGTCCGGCCGACGCCGCCGAGGCCCGCGACCAGGAGCACCACCAGGCGGAGATCAACGCCGCGATCAACCACGCCCTCGACAGCAGGTCGCTGTGAGCGCCGCCGTCGAGTGCGCACTGTGCCACCAGCTTGTCCGCTCGGGTGTGGCCCGGGCGCGCCGGGTCGGCGGCCGCTGCTGGCGCAAGCTCCGCCCCGACCAGCGGGCCACGATCCTGCGCCTCACCCGGCGCGGCCGAGCCCTCGGCCCGCGCGAGGCACGCGCCGCGCTGGACCGCCCCGCCCCAGCCGGAGACGGACAGCTCCCCATCGACGGAAAGGAGGCCTGACCCATGACCGACGAGGAACTCCTCGCCGAACTGCAGCCGCTCGCCCAGGTGATCCTCGACAAGGTTCGCACCGTGCCGGTGCGGCACTGCCCCGGCGGCACCGACGACCTGGTCTCCGAACTCACCCTGGCCATCGCCCTGTACGTAGGCCGTCACGTCCTCCCCGCCGAGGCCGCCGAACTCCGCAACCCACCGATCCCAGCGCGCCGTTGGTGGGTCCTGCAGACCCAGTCCGCCCACACCGGCGAATGGCGCCCGTACAGCGCCCCCTACGACGAGGCAACCGACGCGCACGCCGACTTCAACGACACCGTCGCCCACAAGGGCAACGTCCACCGCACGTTCCGCGTGCTGCGCTCGGCGACCACGTATGCCGTCGAGGCGGAGTACTCCCCGGAGCAGTCGTCATGATCACTGATCTCGTCGACTCCGCCACCCTCATCGTCGCCGGCGCCATCGTGTGGGCCGGAGTACTGGGTGGCGCGGCCGCCTTCGTCCTGCTCGTGCTCATCGTCGCGGGGATACCGCTCGGCGCGTGGGCGGTGAAGCGGGCGAGGACTGTGCGGCGCCCGTCCTGGGCGCGCGGCGGCATCCGGGCCTGGGTCATCGCCCGCGCCCGCCGCCGGCCTGCCGGACGTTCGGCGCCCGATGAGTATCGGGAGGCGGCGTGATCGCCACCATCGTCGGCGCGGCGTGCCCGCTGATCTACCTGATCGCCATCTCCGCCCTCCTCGTCCGCATCGTCCGCGCCCGGGCCCGCGGGAGAACCCGATGAGCACGGCCGAGCGCTGCGAGTTCAGCGACCTGCCCGTCGACAGCTGCGCGCACTGCCGCGGCAACACGGTCACCCCCGACGAGGCGGCCGCCGCCCACCGCGAGCAGCTGGTCGCCGCGGCCCGCTGGTTCCACGCCATCCACCCCGGCGTGTGCGCCGCCTGCGGCGAGCCCTTCACCCCAGGCACCCCCATCCGCATAGAGATCCCCCGCGGCTGGCGCGCCGAGTGCTGCAAGGAAGGAACACCATGATCACTGACCGCCGGTACGAGTACGGCGCCACCGCCGGAGCCCTCACTCTCGCCACCATCGCCGCGGCCTGCGCACACCACCGGCTCTGGCCGCACGCCGCGATGTTCCTCCTCGTCACCGGGATCCTCCTCGAGGCCGCCGCCCGCGAACGCCGCAACTACCGGCGCCGCCGTGCCGAAGCGCAGAGAGCCGAGCGCCTCGGCCGCCCGATGCACCCCGTCCCGCCCCCGCTGGAGCCGTGCTGTGCGCTGTACCGGGACTCGGTCCAGGTCGGAGTCAGCCCGGTGCACTCGCTCAACTGCCACCGCGTCCAGTTCGAGGAAGCGGTGGCCCAGCTGAGCGACAGCGAGATCGACGAGATCACCCGGGACACCGCATGAGCGCGCCGGATCTCGTTGTCTACCGCTACGTCTGCCCGTTCTGCACGCAGGGCGACATGGGCCCGAGCACCGGCCGGTGTCTGCACTGCGCCGGGACCGGCCTGACCAACGACGTCGAGCATTTCCCCGCACACCTGATCGTCGAGGCGCCCGTCCCGCCCGGTGTCATGCGCAAGTCGTGCGCCGACTGCGCGTTCCGCCCGGGCTCGCCGGAGCTCGAGGACGGCGGCACGTGCTTCCCCGAGGACGGCCCGTTCTGGTGCCACCACGGCACGACCCGCGGCTACTTCGGCGCCAACGTCCCCGCCGGCAGCTGGCGCCCGGCCGGATACACCCGCGACATCCCCCTCGGCGAACTCATCTGCGCCGGCTGGTGGGCCAAGGCCTCCGGCCGTCCACTCCCGACCGAGCCCTACCGCGACCTCGACACCACGGAGAACTGATGCACGATCCGATGACCGTCGCCTTCGAGATCCGCCGTCCCTGGCCCCGACGCGACACCTACCGCACCGAGCAGGCCGTCCGCACCAGCGAGCGCTGGAAGCTCGGCGGCGCGTTCTGGGTCCTCGCCGGGCGCGCCGTGTACTGGCCGTGCCTGATCACCGTCTGGCACCGCGACCCCTCCGGCTACGACGACACCACTTGCCGTGCTCAGCGGTGGCGTTGGCACATCCACCACTGGCGCATCCAGATCGGGCCTCTGCAGGCGCTGCGCCGCCGCCTGTTCACCCGCTGCGCGTGGTGCAAAGGCCGCCATACCAAGAGCGATCCGATCAACATCTCTCACCAGTGGGACCGGGCCCGCGGCCACTGGTGGCAGGGCGAAACCGGGTTGTTCCACCGGGACTGCTCAACGATCCAGAGCGCGCACAACACCTGCGTCTGCGTCGCCCCGCTCCTGCAGCACCGCGATCACGGGCGCTGCTCCTCGTGCGGGCGGGCCCGCTCCTTCGGTATGACTGCCGGGGTCCTCGACCGGAAACGTGAGCTGGCCCGTATCCCGCACGGCCACCGCACCCTCCCCAAGGCGAAGGCCCGATGACCGGCCAGCAGCCCGGCGCCGACGGCCCGCTGTCCGGCATCGAGGTACGCACGCCGTGCCCGTACTGCCCGCCGCCCGCGATGATCCCGCGCACGCTGCTGGCTGAGCACATCACCGACGCCCACCCGGACAAGTCCGCCCTGTTCAGGGAGAAGGAACAGCTGGCCGAGGCCGCCGACGCCCTGTACGCGATCGGCAAGGCCTGCCTGGTCGTGAAGGGCACGCTCGACGTCCCGTATCAGGACGACCCCCGCTGGACCCCATGGACCCGCTGGGTCGCGAAGCCCGCCCGGACCGCCTACAACCTCGGTTTCCTCCTGCGTCGCCGCCACAGCAAAACCCCGGGCTCGCGGGCGCACCTCACCTCTACTGCGGCAACCCGTCTGTACGACGCGGCCCGCGGACTGTCCGACCAGACCGTCGGCCACACCGACACCTGCGAGTGGCACACCAACGGCCACGCCTACTGCTCATGCCCCGCGTACGGCGCCGCGTGCGCCGGCGTCGACGCCGCCCTACAAGCACTCGCCGATGACACCGGGAAGGACCTCCCCTCCTCATGACCGACCCTCAGCAGATCCCGCCCGCCCTGCGCGGCCCTGCCGCTCAGCCACAGCCCACGTACACGCCGCCGTCCCCCGGATGGAACGGCGAGCCCTGCGAAGCCCGGCGCATCACCGCGGTGGTCGCCGACGACGGCACGTTCCCTGGGTACTGGGCACGGGAGTTCGTCGGCACCCGGCGTGCCGTTGTCGAGGTGACGTACGGCGGGCGCACCTTCTACCTGGACGACGAGGGCGGCTTCGGCTGGACCAAGGTCATCTCCGGCGGCTCGCCTCGCCTCACGCACAGCAGCATCACCATCGACCCGGGCACCATCCAGCCTCGCGGCGACGCGCAAGCGGATCCCGACCTGCCTTGCCCGCACGAGGACTTCGACGCGTACGTGGCCGTCAACCGGATCACGGCGAGCGACACCGACCCGACCGTGGTCGGCTACGCGGCCGACATCAAGGTGAACTGCCGTGCCTGCGACGAGCCGTTCCGCTGGACTGGTGTACCCGCTGGAGTCTCGCCGGGTCACCCGACGTGCAGCGTGGACGAGACCGAGCTGCGCGCACCGCTGCGCCCCGCGAGTGCGGACCCCGACTTCGGCATGGGCCTGCCCGGCTTCGCCGTCCGCTATCGGTCCGGCCCCGCCGCCGACGAGGACACCACCCAGTTCCTGGTCGACCGACCCTTCCGGTCTCTGCGGAAGAAGCCGGCGGACGAGCAGCAGTGAAAGCGCTACTCGTGCGTACTGATCCGGTCCAGCAGGTCGCCGCGCACCCTGCAACGCTCGCCGAGTTCGTCGCGCTCCTGCGCCAGTGCGCCGCGGAGCCGGAGCAGATTCCCGCCCTGCGGGGGCTCGGCCTGGGCCTGCCGCTCATCCCCGATGACGGACTGGCCCAAGGCGTCATCCATCTTCGCCCCACACCCAAGCGCCGTGCTTTCAAGCTGCACCTGCCCTACCAGGTGTTCTACGGCTGGGAGGAAGACGGCGGCCGGGCCATCGCCATCGAAGACGCCACGGACTGGATCACTACCAGCGCGCCCAGCACCGCCGACCTGATCCGTGGCTACGGCGACGCCCGCATCGAATGGCTCGACGAGGAGCCTCCTGCACAGCACGACCAGTAGGAAGGCGAGCGATCATGATCTGCACCCTGTGCAGGACCGAGCCGCTTCGGCACGGCACGCTCTGCGGAGCCTGCGCCCTCGACACCCTCGCTCACATCCGCCGCCTGCCCCGCATGTGGTCTGGCCTCGAGGCCTGGCTCGCCCCGGGCTCCACGGGTAGCGCCCAGTACGGTGGCCGTGTCCGCCATGCCGAGGCGCCGCTGCCCCTCAACGCGGAGGTCCTCACCCTGCGCGCGGCCGGCGGAATAGCCGGCGTCCTCGAGGACTGGCGCGACGCCGTCCGAGATGCCCGCGGCCTCCCGGAGTGGGAGCGCATCGGCTCCCTCGCCCACCGGGTCACCGGCGCAGCTGAGTACCTGGCCGGGCAGATCCATTTCATCGCTCTGTGGGAGCAGGGCCCGCAGTTCGGGCGGGAGATGCGGCAGATGGTCGACCGCGTCCAGCGCCTCGTCCAGCCGGACGAGGCCGAGGCGAAGGGGCAGCCCGAGTTCCTCGGCTACTGCATCGCCGTCTATCCCTCCGGCGTGATCTGCGGCGCGCGGATCCCGGCGGTCGTAGACCGTCCGGTGCAGTGCGGATGGTGCCTGTGCCCGTACCCGCCGGAAACCTGGCTGCAGCTGCGCCACTTCCAGCCCGGCAACCACACCGATGACGACCAGGACGACGGTGCCGAGCTCGCCGAGCAGGCGACCGCCGCCTGACATGGACGAGTGGTACCGCCTAGCCTGCCCCCGGACACGCCGGAGGCCCGCCGCAACTCGACTGCGGCGGGCCTCCGGCGTCTGGTCATTCCTCTTGCTCCAGGTCAGTCCGCTTCCCCTGCCGGATCCCTGCCTGCCGCTGCGCCCAGTACTCGTCGAACCAAGAGACGTCGTACTCGGGCCTGCTGCTGCCCTCGCGGAACACGGGGGCCGGCCATTTCTCGGCGGGGGTGGTGGCGAGCCGATGGATCAGGGTGCGGCTCTTACCGACTCTCTCGGCGAGCTTGGGGATCGTCATGGTCTCCCTCTCCGGCTTCTGCCTGGCGGGGGGTTCGGGCATGCGGACATCCTCCCCGAGAAGTGTGGACATTGTCCACACATCTCGCTACGGTCGTGCTGTGCAAAGGGAAAACCCCTCGGCCCAAACGGAGTTGCTGCTCCGGGCCGAGGGGCGGACCCGCCCTGAAGCGAACGAAGGAGCAGGTCCGTGCCTGACCTTACCCATGCACCTCGACCCCTGGCAGCCCTGCCGGCCGCAGTGAGAGAGCCGTCGTACGCCGCGCAGATCCTCACCGTCGCCGAGCGCCTCCTGCAGCGGAACGGCACCGAGCCGGTGGACGCGTGGACCCTCGACGACGACCTCATGACCGCGGCCGCCGCGATCGTCGGCACACTGCCGGCCGTCGTCGCCGAGTCCGCCGCTCTCCTCGCCCGCGCCCAGCTGCCGCCGTTCACCGGCATCAGCCGCGGCGAGTACGCCCTCCGCCTCCGTACCGCGGCCAGGGAGCTGGGATGACTAACCGCCCCAGCGAGACCCGCGAGTCCACCGTCCGCGAGCTGCTCCTGCAGATCGCCGACCGTCTCGCGGGCCGCCGCCCCGGCAACACGTTCACCGCGACCGGCCGCCTCGCGATCATCCAGGCCACCACCCTGGACCCCGTCCTCGTCCAGCTGCTCGGCGAGCGGATGCCCCAGATCGCCGGGCCCGTCTCCCGCGGCGCGTACTCCGTGATGCTCCGCGCACTCGCCGGAAGCCCGACCGGCACCGTCCACCCCCGCGATGAGGACGCCAGCCAGGCCCACCTCCGGCTGCACTACACGCCGTTGCTCACCCCGGACAAGGACGTGTTTCACGAGCACGTCCACCCGGTGGACGCGGCCCGGCAGGCCGGACGCGGCATCCTCGCCGAGCAGGCCCTCGCGAACGTGCACAGCCACACCGAGATGCTCAAGGCGGCCTCCGCCCTGCAGTACGGACTGCGCTCGCTCCTCGACGCCCTGGACGCCGGGCACGCGGGGGGCGGCAGTGAGTGAGGAGCAGCCGCCGCCGTGCGGATCGTGCAACGGCAAGGGTGGCGAGGTCGTCGACACCAGCAGCAACGGTGTCGTCCGCCAGGCATGGAAGCCCTGCGACACCTGCAAGGGCAGTGGCAACGCCGGAGGCGACCAGTGATGCGCCGCCTCCTCCGCGCCCTGATCATCGCGGTCGTGTGTCTGGGCGGGCCCGCGCTCATTGCGGCCGCCGTCGCCCACGCCATGCTCGACGACACCGCCTGGACGGACACCCGCCCGGTGCCCGCGCCCACCGTCCTGCCCGTACCCGTGCCGTCGGCCTCGCAGCCCGAGCGACCTGCGGGCAGAGGCGGCCAGTCCGGGCTGCTGGGCACCTGCGTCATCCCCACCGCCACCGGCGCCGCCCCCACCGCTTGCACCACCCGCGGTGCACTCCGAGTCGTCGGCACCGTCCGCCGTGACGCCGCCGTCCACCGCCACCGCCCGTGCGAGGACGTGCCGTTCACCACGACCGTGCGCAGACACGGCAGCTACTGGCTGTGCCTCGGCACGGCCTGACCCCCACAGACCGCCGGGCCCCGCGTCCACCCCCACGCGGGGCCCGGCCCCCCTTTCCGCTCCCGGAGGAGCACGTGAAGAACGGCGACCGCCCCAAGCTCACCGACCTGCAACGTCGCCTCATCGTCGGCGTCGGCATCGGAGCCGTCGTGATCGCAGCGATCGGCTTCGTCGGCTCCTACGCCGCTGTACGCCGACTCGCCGAGGCCAAGGGCTTCGGCGACTTCGCGTACGCCTTCCCGATCGGCATCGACGCCGGCATCTTGGTCTTGCTCGCGCTCGACCTCCTGCTCACCTGGCTGCGCATGCAGCTCGCCATGCTCCGCCACACCGCATGGCTTCTCACCTTCGCCACGATCGCGTTCAACGGCGCCGCGGCCTGGCCCGACCCGGTCGGCACCGGCATGCACGGCATCATCCCGGTCCTGTTCGTCGTCACCATCGAGGCCGCCAGGCACGCGATCGGCCGGGCCGCAGACATCACGGCCGACAAGCACATGGAGGGCGTGCGCCTGTCCCGCTGGCTCCTCGCCCCTTCGTCCACGTTCCGGCTGTGGCGGCGCATGAAGCTGTGGGAGCTGCGCTCCTACGACCAGGTGATCCAGCTCGAGCGGCAGCGGCTCATCGAGAAGGCCCGCCTGCGCGGCAAGTACGGCCGGCGGTGGCGCTCGAAGGCGCCCGTCGAGGCCGTCATGGCGCTGCGCCTCACCCGCTACGGACGAGAGCTGTCCCTCGTCGAGGGCATCCTCGACATCGAGCACGCGCCGGCTCGCGTCCCGGCCCGCGTACTGGCAGCCCGGGCATCCGCCGGCGCGGACGGTGAGCCCGCCGGGATGCTCGGCTCAGCCCCGGCCCTGCCCGAGCTGCCCCCGGCGAGCCGTGAGCCCGGCGATGAGCCGGTGAGTCCTGAGCCCATGAGCCGTGAGCCGATGAGCCGGGATCGTGAGCCCGACCCTGAGCCGGGCCCGCGAGCCGAGCCGGAGCAGTCACTCGACGACCACGCCACGGCCGCCATCCAGATCACCCTCCCGACCCCGCCCGCCGAGCCCACGGCACCCCGTGAGCCCGGTGAGCCGAGCCCTGAGCCGGACCGTACGGACAGCCCGGTCGCGGGGGAGACGGCCCTCGCCGTGCTGCTCGCGTTCGCCCAGGAGGCCCCTGAGCCCGCCTCAATTCCGGCTGATCCGCCGCTGCAGCCTGCCCCGACTCCTGCTCGGGCTCACGCTCCGGTGCTGTCCGCCGAGCAGCGTGATGCCGACGCCGCGTGGCACGCGATCGAGGCCGCCGCACGACGCACGGCACTGAGCTCGGCTCACACCCTGGCACCGGCGCTCCTTCGCGAGCCGCAGGTTCCTGAGCCCGTGAGCCGAGCGGTGAGCCCTGAGCCGACACGTGAGCCGAGCCCTGAGCCCGCCCGTGAGCCGGGCCCGAGCCGTGAGCCCGCCACTGAGCCGACCGGTGAGCCGGGCCAGGCGGAGGCCGACGCAATCGAACAGCAGATCACCACCCTCCTCGCCGGGCTCAGGGACGGCGACCGGCTCACCAAGACCCTCGCGGCTCAGCTCCTCGGCGTCAGCGAAGCCACCGCCGGACGACGGCTCAAGGCCGCACGCGCCCGGCTCAGCAACGAGGGAACAGGGCTGTACCTGTGAGCCTCCTGGGCGCGGACGAACTGCGCGTCCGCCACTTCCTGAGCCGCCTCGACGCCCGCCCCTTCGGCCACCCGGAGATCCTCCTCATGAACGACACCCAGCCCCAGCCCGGCCGGCCCCGGGACTGGCTCGACGACTTCCTCGACGGCACCACCAAGGAGCCCGCACCGCCACCGGAACCCGAACCGGAGCCGAGCAAGCCGCGGCCCTGGTACTCGGTCGGCAAGCAGGCCGCCGAACAACCGGCACAACCCGCCGAACCCTCGCAGGTCCCCGGCCTGCCGCCCGGGCTGCACATCACCTTCACCCCGCCCCCCACCGCGCCGTCCGCCCCCTCTCACCAGCAGCAACGCCGTAGCAGGATCCGCCGCTGGCTCCTCGCACACGGCGCCGCCGCGGGTACCGGCTGGACCTTCGGCCTGTACCACTCCATCGCCGCGTTCCTCGCCCCGCTCGGCCCCGGCGCACCCGGCGCAGGCCTCGCCCTGGCCGGCATGTTCTGGGTCCTCGCAGCCCTGTTCACCGAACGGATCGTCGCCCGCTACGTGCCCAGCGACCAGCTGCGCGCAGCCGCCGCCTGGGCCCTGCGCATCCCGTTCGCCACCGCCCTGCTCGCCACCGCGCTGCACGCGCCGAACGCCCACCTCTAGGAGAGATGTCGTGTACCTCGCAGCCGCCGACGGCGCCGCCCTCGGAGCACTCGGCACCGGAGGCCTCGCGCTCGCCATGACCGTCCTGCTCATCCTGGGCGTCAAGGGCAAGGGCCGCGTGAAGCTGAAGGACAACCCGGCCATGATCTGCGGGTTCGTCGCCTCCACCGCCTTCTCCGCGGCAGGCGCGATCTGGACCCGCCCCGAACAGATCACCAGCCAGGGCCTGACAGGCCTCGGCGTCGGCACCGGCGACGGCCCCTTCGGCAACGTCGGCGTCGGCGCCGTCTCACTGATCCTGCTCTTCTTCATGCTGTGCTGGGAGCTCACCCCGCTGCGCGGAGCGATCCTCGGCCTCCTCGCGGGCATCGTCTGGCCGGCCGCCGGAGACGCCACCCTGTGGGCGATCCCGTCCGAGCTGGGCGCCGCCGTACTGATGATGCTGGGCGGCTGACATGCGCGTATGGGTCGCCATCTGGGTCGGCTCCACGGCCATCACCCGCGCCATCGCTGCGTGGATCGCCAGGGGAGTCACCCTCAAACTGATCATCATCATCGGCGTCGCAGGTTTCGTGAAGGGCCTGCCCTGGACCACGAACATCGTGCTCGCGCTGGTCGTCGGATGGCTCCTCACAGCGATCGCCCTCGGCCTCCTGGCTCCCGCCGCCGAAGGCCAGCCGGACCCATCGGACGAAGCTGCCGCCGGGCCGCCGATCCCCACCCGCGAGGAGCTCACCGCAGCCCTCCACAAGGTGGCCGCCCCGCACGCCCACATCACCGCTGTCGCCGAGCACTTGGGCACCTCCACCGAGCGCGTCAGGGAGGGCCTCGACGGGGCCGGCATCCCGGTCTCCGGAGGGGTGCGCATGAAGGGCCGGAAGGCGGCCGTCTCCCCGGGCGTCAAAAAGGACGACTTCCCACCCCTCTCCTCCCCCGACCAGGAGACGACTCAGGAGGGCGTTGTTGCAGGGGCGTTGACCAGCAACAACAACAGCAACAACACCGACGAGCAGGGACCCCGAGAGGGGATGTCGATCATCCAGGACGACACCAACCCCCGGTTCTGGCACGTCCTGACCCGCTCGCGCTCATAGACCCCGGGACGGGCCGCTCCATCCGCCAAGAGAGCGCGGCCCGCCCCGGTTCCCATCCCGAATCCACGAGACAGGACCGCCAGCATGGCATCCAAGCCCACACCCGCCCGCGCACACCTCGAACTGACCCTCGCCAACCTGCCGAAGAAGCCCTCCGACTGGACCCCCGAGCAGCGCTCGCAGTACGCCACCGCGGCGGACAAGGTCACGCAGGAGGAAGCCGGCATCCGCAGCCCGCAGGGACTCCCGTCCGGCAAGAAGGGCGGTCTGCTCAGGCGACGCCGTTGAGCGAACCCGCCCGGCACAGCGGGCCCCGCCGCACAGCAGTACGCGGCGGGGCCGTCGCGCTCAGCTGCGCCTCGCCTTACGGCCCTTCAGCCAACGGGCCAGCCGCCGATGCACCTGCCACCACTGCGGTAGGTACCAAAGGTCGTCCCGGCACGCATCGGTGAACAGACGCTGCGCCTCGATCGCCCTCGTAGCTGCAGCGTCGAACACTTGCTGTTTCCGGGCGGCCGGTCCCTCGAGGACCTCTGCGGCCGTCGTCATCGCGTCCTCACCGGCGTTGAGCGGCGCGGGGTTGGCCACCAGCCGCAACTCGAAGTAGGCGGCGAACAGCTCCGTACGACGCTCGTGCGTCATCAGGGCGAGCTCACGCATCCTTCGAGCCCCCATCAGTGGCCACGAGTGCTTGGACTCCATGCGGAGCATCTCGGCGTACGAAATGGCCTCCATGGTCGCTGCCTGGAAGCGGGCGTACACCTGTCGGCGCTCCTCGCGGCCGCCGGGCCGTGTGCCCGACTTCGAGGTCAGCTTCTTCGCCACCACGCTGCTCACGGTCTTCGCGAGACCGGAGGCCGCTGCGGTACTGGGATCGACCACGCGCGTCAGCCGTAGTACTGGTCGGTGTAGGCCGGGCCGCCCGGCTCGTCGTCGCAGCCCTGCTCGCTGTCCGGGCTGCCGCCGTGACTGATGACGAACACGTAGCCCTGCGGCATCGAACAGCCCTTGTCCGTCCAGGATCCCGCCATCGCCGTCCAGACGATGAGCAGGAGCAGTACGCCGATGATCTTCTGAGTGCGGCTCGGCCGCCAGCCCTTGGCCGCTGTGGTGTCTGACATGCGCGTGATTGTGTCGCCTGCGCCCTATGCGCCGTGCGGGAGTGACGCGTTCGTGACGCTCCGCACCACACTCACGCCCAACGCGACAGAGGCCACGCCTGCACCAGCCTCCCCGTCCCGGAGAGCTGCCATCCTGATCACGTGACCACGGACATCTACGCCGCCGCCCTCAGCGTCAAGGAGAAGCCCGCCACCATCCGCAAATGGATCAACCGCGGGCAGCTCACCCACCACGGCTACGACCAGCGACGCCGCGTCAAAGTCGATCTCGACGAGCTCGCTGACCTCGTCGCCGCGAAACGAGCCGCCACCGACGCCGAAGCAGCTTGACCACCGCTCTGACCTGCTGTCACACTCGCCCCACGCTCAGCATGTCCACACACGGACACCACATACGCACCACGAAGCCCCCGGAGACCTGAACCCCGGGGGCTTCGTCGTGCCCGGCGCCCGCCGCCCGGCCGGCCGCTCACGCTGGTCCCCACCCCCGAGGCCAGCGGCCGGACGGCGGGCGCCAACCACCGCCAGGAGCACCCCATGCCCGACACCGAGCAGACCCACACCGCCTGGCTCACCGAGCAGCACCAGCACGCCCAGGCCTCCGCCGTCGCCTGGGCCCAGCGAGCAGAAGCCGCGGAAAAGGAAACCGCCGACAAGGACGCCTGGGCCCGTGACAGGGCCAGCTCCGACTACCTCCGCGCCGTCCGGCTCGCCGAGGTGTGGGCACGCGTCGCCACCGCCCTCGCACCCCCACAGCCCCCCGCCAACGGCCAACCCGCCACGTACGACCTCCATGTGGCCCTGGACGGCGCCCCCGAGGCCCTAGACCAGGCGATCCGCAAGCAGGTCACCAGCCGTCGGGCCCCCGGCCAGGCGTAGCCGATGGCCGGCAACGCGCGCAACGGCCGCCCCTACCGCCGCCTGTGCGCCACCCAGCGCGCCCTCCGACTGCCCTGCTGGCTCTGCGGCGAGCCCATCCGCTACGACATCACCGGCCCCCTCGCCGGCCGCCACCGCGACGCCTTCACCCTCGACCACCTCATCCCACTCAGCCTCGGCGGCAACCTCCTCGACCGCGCCAACGCCCGCAGCGCGCACCGCCGATGCAACAGCGCCCGCGGCAACCGCACCGACACCAAGAACCAGCCCATCCGCGCCTCACGGAGGTGGTGAGCATGTCCCTGCCGCTCCTGACGCTGTTCAGCAGCAGCCTGCTCTCGAAGTGGGGCTTCAACGACGGCGCCGACCCGGACGACTGGCTGGACTACTGCGAGGCCCACGGCATCGACCACAGCAAGGTCGACTTCCCCCTCGTCCCGCTGGTCCGCCGCTACCTCCTGCCGAACCTGGAACAGAGCGTCACGCTCGTCGAAGTGGAGTCGAGCCACAATCCGATCCGCGCCCTGACGGTCGACGGCAAGGACATGACCGAGGTGTGGCACGGCCGGGCGCCAGAGCCCACGCTCACCCCCGAGGCGGTCGACGTCCCCATGGCCGTCGTCCTAAGCCTCGCCCTCGCCGAGGCCGGACTGACGGAACCGCCCCGCTACACAGGGCCGTTGAGCACCGCCTGAGCACTCCACGGAGGCAGCACCCCATGGCCACACCCGAGCAGGCCCGCGCCGAACTCGAAGCACGCTTCCACGCCGCCGTACGGTCCAACCGCCTCGTCGTCCTGCGCTGGTACCGGCCCGGAGCCACCGGCGTCGAACGCTGGCTCCGCAACGCCCTCGACGACCCCCGCAGCGCCGCAGCCCACGTACCCGGCCGCCTCGCCTGCCGCCTCCTGCGCCGCCACAACTGGACGTGCCTCGGCCAGTTCAAGCACCCACGCAGGTGGTGACCATGGACGCGCACCAGCGACTCGACGACCGCATACGGCGGGGCCTCCGGTTCCGGTTCGTCATCGCGCCCACCATGCGCCAGGCCAAGCTGTTCATCGAAGACTCCGGCTACGGCCCCAGCGAGTACTACGCCACGACCGGTGTGCGAGGGATGCACGGCTACCGCCTGGACGAGTGGGAAGTCTGGTTCCTGCAGGGCATGTGGCCCTGCAGGACGCACGAGGACGTCCGGCACATGGAGATGGCGATGCAGTACGCCCGCTTCCTCGGAGCCGACATCAGGCGCTGGTGGACATGAGTCACCAGCTGCGACCCGCACGCCTCGGGTACTGGCTACGCACCACGCTCACCGACCCGCGCGAAGCCGCCTACTGCATCCCGCGACGCATCGCCTGCCGCCTCCTCGGCCGCCACAACGCCACCTGCCGTGGCCGGACCGACCACCCGAGGAGCTGACCGCATGGCCACGCCCGAGCTCGCCGCGTACGTCAACTGCCCCACCTGCCACGAGCCGATCGACCTCGGCGTCACACTCCGACTGGCGATGAAACGCATGGTCCTCGGCATCGACACCGAGCCCGTCCACGCTCACATTCGCGACGCGCACCCCGATGCCGCCGGCGGGAGCGACGGGTAGCGCAGCGTGCACAGCCTCTCGGACGACCTCTGCAACTGGGACCTGATCGCCTGCACGCCCGACTGCCCGCGCCCCTGGCGCCGTTGGCGATGGCGCGCACCACGCATCTGGACCTGCCCCGGCTGCCGTACCCGCTGGACCCACGAGGACGGACGCTGGGTCAAGGCCATGTCCCCTGCCCAACTCGCCAGGCTCGAGCAGCAGCTCGGGCTCACACCCCGCGAGGAGTGACATGGCCGACGGCAACACGACCAGCAGCGTGGACTGCCCGATCTGCTCCGAGCCGGTGCCCTTCCCGGTGACCATCACGCACCGCAGCAACCTGCGCGTCGGCGTCGCCGTCGACCTCGCCCCCGTGCGCGAGCACATGGCCACCCACCAGGCGCCGTCCTTCACCACCGAGCTGCCGCCCACGGATAGGTGACACCGTGTTGTACGTCATCACCGGCCCGCCGGCCGCAGGCAAGTCCAGCTGGATCCAGGCCCGCGCCAACGCACGCGACATCGTCATCGACCTGGACCGCATCACGCTCGCCTTCACCGGGCCAGGCGCGCCCCAGTGGAACCACGACCCGATCGCCAACAAGGTCGCACTCCGCGCCCGCCATGCGGCCATCGACGAGGCGGTCAAGCACCTGGACCAGGTCGACGTCTACGTCATCCACACCATGCCCAGCCCGCAGGCACGCACCAACTACCGGCGGCTCGGTGCCGAGATCATCACCGTTGACCCAGGCGAAGCCGTCGTGCGCGAGCGCGTCAAGGCAATGCGATCGCCAGCGATGGACCGGGTCGTCAGCCGCTGGTACGGCAAGTACCGCAAGGGCGGCTCGCGCCCCATCACCGGCCAGGCCTCCCGCTCATGGTGATGCCTCGTCCCATCACGGAGCGCTACGCCGGGTGATCGTCGGGCGGCGGCGGACGTCGGTCCGCGGACTCGGTTCGGCGGTCGGGGAAGAGAGTGGATCAAATCTCTGGAGCAGAGCGGGCGACCCAAAAGCCCTTGTCGCTCCCATCTCTCTCCCCGCTCCGATCGCTAATCCGCTGAAGCCGCCTTCAGCGCATCAGGAACCATGATCATCCGACCGCTCGTCACACTCCGTGATGATCTTGGTCTGTCACCCTGCGTGACGCCCCCCGGTCGGAGGTGATCATGGACGACGAGCCGAAGCGCCGCTCCCTCCGAGCGGGCGCCGTCACCAAAGCGACCAGGGCGGAACTCGCTGACCTCGGCGTATCTCCCGATTCGAACGCCTCGGCCGCCGCCGCTGTCCGGCTGGCGAAGGAGCTGGACTCGGCGCAGGACCCCAAAGACGCAGCCTCCGCTGCCCGCGAGCTGCGTCAGGCCATGCACGCGGTGCGAGGACTGGCCGCGCCGAAGGAACGGGGGGACAAGATCGATGAGCTCGCTGCTCGCCGCCCCCGCCAGCAGACGGGATGACAGCTCCCCGATCGGCTGCCAGACCCCGCGGATCATCTCGACGCCGCACTACCGGCGCATTGAGAAGGGCCGGTGGAGCGGCGTCGAGGACCAGGAGGCCCTCGAGTACCGCTCTCCGGCCGGCCAGGAGGCCGTGGAGCTGGCGGAGGACTCGGGCCTGAAGCTGGACCGGTGGCAGCAACTGGGCCTGCATCACAGCCTTGCCGAGGACCGCGAGGGCCGGTGGACGTCGTTCGAGGTCGTCCAGAACGTGACCAGGCAGAACGGCAAGGGCGGGTTCCTCGAGGCCAGGCAGGTCGCCGGGGTGATGCTGTTCGGCGACAAGCTGGTCATCCACACGGCGCACGAGTTCAAGACGGCGCGGGAGAGCTTCCGCCGGCTGGACCAGATGATCGCGGGCTCGTACGCACTGAGCCGCCGCGTGAAGCGCGTCCTGCGGTCACACGGCGAAGAGGGCTTCGAGTTCCACAACGGTGCGCGCATCCTGTTCCTCGCGCGCACCGGCGGCTCCGGGCGCGGGTTCTCCAGTGACCTGCTGGTCATGGACGAGGCAATGAGCCTGCGGGCGGCTCCCATCGGTGCGCTGCTGCCCGTGATGTCGGCGCGGCGTAACCCGCAGATCGTGTACGCGTGCTCCGCCGGTATCGGTGAGGAGAGCGAGCAGCTGGGGACGCTGCGGGCGCGGGCGCTGGCTGAGACGCCGGAGCCGGACGAGTCGCTCACGTACCTGGAGTGGTCGATCGTGCAGCACGCGCGGGAGTGTCCGCGGGACGAGGACGGACGGATTGTGTGTGACGAGCACGATCAGCGCGACGACGTGCGGGCGTGGCAGCGTGCGAATCCCGCGCTGGGGATCCGGATCCGCGTGCAGGCCGTACGGCGCGAGATAGCCACGATGCGCCCTGACCTGTTCGACCGTGAGCGGCTGGGTGTGGGTGAGTACCCGGCGGTGGCGGAGGACAGCTGGCAGGTCATCGACGAGGGGACGTGGAGGGCCCTGGCGGCTCCGCGGTCGGAGATCGAGGACCCGGTGGCGTTCGCCATCGACACGAACCCCGAGCGGACCTGGACGGCGATCAGCGTGGCGGGCGCGGCCGGTGACGGCCGGCATGTCGAGGTGGTGGCCCACCGGCCCGGTACCGACTGGGTGATCGACTGGGCGGCCGAGCGGGATGTGAAGTGGCAGCCGTGCGTGTGGGTGATCGACGAGGGCGGTCCGGCCGGCTCACTGGCCAGCGAGCTGCGCAAGAGGCTGGCCGGTGGCCACCCGGTGGGAAGCGGCCTGGGCCGTGACCACCTGGTCGTGGCGCCGAAGGTGCGGCAACTGACCCAGGCGTGCGGCCAGTTCTACGACCGCACGCAGGACGGCACGCTCCGTCACTTGAACAACGCGCCTCTGACCAGCGCTGTTGCGGGCGCGAAGAAGAGGGACTTGGGCGATGCGTGGGCGTGGACGCGGCGCAGCGAGGGGACCGACGTGAGCCCGCTGGTGTCATCGACGTATGCGCTGTGGGGCTGGGAGCAGTTCCACGACGTGGAGCCGGAAGGAGCGCCGAACCTGTGGTGAAGACCGACGAGACGGACGAGGACGAAGGCCGCAGGCCAGGGCGGTGGCTGGACGTTCTCGAGACGGTGTTCGTCCTGGTCCTCGTCGCAGGCCTGGGGCTGTGGAACGTGCCTGCTGCCCTCGTGGTGGGCGGGCTGCTGGGTGTGCTGGCGTGCGAGCGCGCGTCGGCTGACAGGCGTGCCGCTGGGGTGCGGCGCGGTGGGGAAGCGGTTGGAGGTGAGCAGCAGTGAGTGGTCTGTTCGGCCTGTTCGACGGGCGAACGAGGAGGGGGCTGGAGAGTCCGGCGCAGCCGCTCACCTCCAACTCGCTGCTGGATTACCTCGGTGGGGTGCAGTCGGATGCCGGGGTGTCGGTGTCGGAGACCACGGCGTTGCGGGCGTCGCCGGTGTGGCGGGCTGTCTCGCTCATCGCGGGGGTGTCGTCGGCGCTGCCGTTGCCGACGTACAAGGAGGGGACGCGGGAGAGGGCGCCGTTCGAGCTGTTGCGCAATCCGCACCCGGACCTGACGCCTGTGGAGTTGTGGCGCTTCGCGTACCTGTACCGGGTGCTGTGGGGTGACGCCTATATCCAGAAGGTGCGTGACGGGGCGAAGCAGATCCGGGAGCTGTGGCCGGTGTCCTCGGAGCGTGTGCAGGTGGTGCGGGAGAAGCCTGACGAGGGCAACCCGACGGGCAAGGTCTTTTGGGCCACGGACGACTGGGGCGTTACGCACCGCAAGACGCCGTACGACATCATGCACCTCCCTGGCCTGGGGTACGACGGCCTCAACGGCTGCTCGCCGGTACGGCTGGCTGCGCAGGGGATCGGCCTGGCGCAGGCTGCGGAGCTGAGTGCGGCCCGGCTGTTCGGGTCGGGCAACATGATCGGCGGCATTCTGCAGACCGAGCAGAAGCTCGACCAGGACCAGGCCGCGCGGTTGAAGTCGCGTTGGAACGCCAAGATGTCCGGAGTCCGCAACTCGCATGAGGTGGCGGTGCTGGACTCCGGCGCGTCGTTCCAGCCGGTCGCGATGCCGAACGTGGATGCGCAGTTCCTCGAGTCCCGGATGTTCCAGGTAACCGAGATCGCCAGGATGTTCGGTGTCCCTCCCTTCCTCCTGATGAGCACGGAGAAGAGCACGTCGTGGGGCACGGGCCTGGAGCAGCAGGCGCAGGGCTGGGTCACCTTCGACCTCAACCCGACGTGGCTGACACCGACGGAGCAGCGGATCACCAAGGAGCTGCTGCCGCGCGAGCTCTACGCGAACTACCAGATGGCCGGCCTGCTGCGCGGCGACTCGGCGGCGCGGGCGACGTACTACCGGGCGATGCGCGATGTCGGCGCGTTCAGCGCGGACGACGTGCGGGGCCTTGAGGAGATGCCGCCGCTGCCTGCGGGCAAGGGCGGCGACGTCTACCTGCAGCCCATGTACATGGCGCCGCTGGGCTCCAACCCGCTTGCACCGGACGGAGAGCAGCCGGCCGCGGGCTCGAACCGTGCGCGGGCTGCCGGGCTGATTGCGGAGGCGCAGCGTCTGCTGCAGACACCGGACGAGACGGAGGAAGGCACCTGATGAGGACGCTGACGAGGACGACGGCCGAGGAGCGCCGCCAACTGCCGTTGTCCACGGCAGAGGTCGTGATCCGGGCGGCGGAGGGCGACGCTGCCGATACCAGCGGTGAGCGGTTCATCGGCTACGCCGCGAAGTTCAACTCCCGCACGGCGATCGGCAATCCGCTGAAGTGGGGGTTCTACGAGGAGATCGCTCCGGGCGCCTTCACCAAGACGCTGCAAGAGGGCGACGCCCGCATGCTCATCGACCACGACTCGTACTACGTGGTCTCCCGGAAGTCGGCGGGCACGCTCACGCTGGCCGAGGACGCCCTGGGGCTGCCCGTCGACTCGGCCCTCGACGCGAGCCTGTCGTACGTGAACGACCTGAAGGCGAACGTCCGCAACAAGAACATCACCGGCATGAGCTTCGGCTTCTACGTGGTGAAGGACGACTGGACGCTGGAAGACGTCGAGCTCAACGGGCAGGTCGCCCAGGTCGAGGTACGGCGCATCCTCGAGGTCCGCCTCGTCGAGGTCAGCGCGGTCACGTTCCCCGCGTACGAGGACACCGAGGCAGAGCTCGCGTCGGTCGCCTCCGCGCTCGTCAGCCGCGGCGACCAGGCCGCGATCGAGAAGCGCGCCGCGTTCCGGCCGGAGCTGCGGGATCTGCTGCAGCTGCTCGACGGCAACTCGAGCAACCAAGTCCCCGAGGTCGTCCCTGCCGTACGGGCGGAAGAGGTCGTCGAGGAGCGGGGCGGCCTGGCCGTCCACGCCACCGACACTTCGGATGCGGCGTGGGACGGGCCGGCCAACGCGAGCGACCTCCCCCAGGAGGAGAGCGCACTGCGGCAGGCACACGCCTGGGTGGACCCCGACGGCGACGCCGCGGCGAAGGCCTCGTACCGGTTCATCCACCACTTCGTGGGCGTCGACGGCGACGTGGGCGCGGCCTCGACGGTCGCGTGCACCACGGCGATCGGCGTCCTCAACGGCGCCCGCGGCGGAACCACGATCCCCGAGGAGGACCGCCAGGCGGTCTACAAGCACCTGGCCCGGCATCTGAAGGACGCCGGGATCAAGGCACCAGAACTCAAGCAGGTCGAGGGCGAGCCGGGTGAGTCCACTCGCGAGACCAGCACAACGGAGACCGCACCCGCGGACACAGGCGGCACCGAGCCGGCAGAGACCACTCGGACCGACAACGACGCGCGCGCACTTCGCATGAGGGGACTGGCCGCACGCTACGGCCTGCAACTCAGCTCCTCATAACCCGAACTCACCCCGAAGCCCTGGCTCTGCGAGCTGGGGCTTTCGTCATGCCTGGGAAGGACAGACATGCCGGCACAGCTCGACAGGCTGATCGAAGAGCAGAACAAGACCTGGCAGCGGATGCAGGACATCCAGAACCTCGCCGAGCGCGAGGCCCGCGACTGGACGACCGAGGAACGCACCAACTGGGACGCGGCCGAGGCACGGCTGACCGAGGTGTCCAGCGACATCGAGCGCCTCAACAAGATGGCAGCACTCGACAAGATCGACCGCAGCCAGATCGTCACCACGACCGGCGAGCCCGCCGACCGCCGCGGCGACGGGGCGGAGCAGACGAAGAGGTACGCCGAGGCGTTCTCCACCTACCTGCGCGGCGGCATGGACCGCCTCACCTCCGAGCAGCGCAACATGATGATGGACCAGCAGGTCGACCTGCGGGCCATGGGCGGGAACACCGACATCGGCGGCGGTTTCACCGTGCCGGACGAGTTCCGCAACATCATGACCGAGACGATGAAGGCCTTCGGCGGTGTCTTCGGTCTCGCCGACGTCATCACGACGTCGACCGGCGCGGACCTGAACTGGCCCACGAACGACGACACCAGCAACGAGGGCGAGATCCTCGGCGAGAACGTCGCCGCGGGCGAGCAGGACATTCAGGTCGGCGGGAAGAAGCTGAAGGCCTACACCTTCAGCTCGAAGCAGGTCCGCCTGTCTCTGCAGCTCCTGCAGGACTCGGCGTTCGGACTCGAGGCCTGGGTGCCGAAGAAGCTCGGCGAGCGCATCGGACGGCGCGCCGCCCGGGCCTGGACCACCGGCACCGGCGTGGACCAGCCGGAGGGCATCACCACCAACGCGGTTGTCGGCAAGACCGGTGCGGGCGGCCAGACCACGTCGATCATCTACGACGACCTGGTCGACATCGAGCACTCCGTCGACGTCGCCTACCGGGCGGGCGCGCAGTACCTGATGCACGACCTGATGCTGAAGGTCATCCGCAAGCTCAAGGACAGCCAGCAGCGCCCGCTGTGGCAGCCGATCCCCGCTCCGGGGTTCCCCGCCACGATCAACGGGTTCACGTACAACATCGACAACTCGATGCCCGTCCCGGCCGCCAGCGCCAAGTCCATCGCGTTCGGCGACTTCAAGGCCGGATACCTCATCCGCCAGGTCCTGGACGTGCAGACGCTCCGCCTGGTCGAGCGGTACGCCGAGTACCTGCAGGTGGCGTTCCTCGGGTTCTCCCGTATGGACGGCATGATCAACGACTCCTCCGCGATCCGCCTGTACCAGCACCCGGCCAGCTGACCAACTCCGCTCACGGGCCCAGGACTTCGCGCCTGGGCCCGTCGGCATTCACAGAGAGGAGCGCGTCATGAGGGACGCGTACGCGAACACCACGGTCAGGGCCACACTGGCGATCGCCACCCGCACCGCATCCGCGAACGGCACCGGCGTGGACCGGGCCGCGAGCGGGGCGATGTACCAGGACGCCATGGTCATCGTGCACACCGGCACGATCACCGACGGCACGCACGCCGTCGACATCCAGGAGTCCGACGACAACAGCTCCTGGAGTTCCGTGGCGGCCGGCGAGCTGCAGGGCACCGAGCCGTCGATCGTGGCGGCCGACGACGACAAGGTGTTCATCGTCGGCTACAAGGGCACCAAGCGGTACGTGCGTGTCGCGATCACCGCATCGGGCACCACGACGGGCGGCGTGTACGGGGCCACCGTCCTGCTGGCCAGCCCGCGCAACGCGCCCGCGGTGCACGTCTGATGACGCGCATCCGCGTGCTCGAGGCGGTCGCCGGGGACGACTTCTCGTGGGCACCCGGCGACATCGTCGAGGTCAGCGAGGACGGCGCAGCGAGCTGGGCGGACGGCCACCGCGCGGTCCTGGCCGACGACCAGGGCCAAGGCGAGCCGGTGCCGTCCGTGGTGCATCAGCAGCCGGTCGTCATCTGCGAGGACGACGGCCAGGAGCTCGAGGTCCTCTCGGCGACCCTCGGCGGCATCGAGGCACCAGCCGGAGCCGAGGACGGTCCGCGGTGGGTGCAGTGGCTGGTGACCGTACGTCTGCCCTCCCCTGCCGCCGGCCCCGAGGCCGAGACAGGTAGCGGACCCGACGAGGACGAGCAGGCCAAGGATGAGACGGGTGATCCGCCGGTGGCGCTGTTCGACCCGCGCGAGCACAGCAACAAGCAGGTGCTCGCCTATCTGGACACCGTCGGCGAGGAGGAGGCGCTCCGCGTGCTGAACATCGAAGCGACCGAGGGCGAGGACCGGGCTGGTATCCGCAAGAACCGTGACGCGGTCCTCGAGGCCGCACGCGAGCGGCACCCGGCGCCCCGCAGGGAGCCGGGTGCCGAGGTGGCGGCCGATGACTCCCGGGGCGGCGGCCGCGGCGGGCAGCCCGAGACGCGCGACTGGTAGGGGGTGAGCGGTGCCGTACGACCTCGGCGCGACTGCGCGCCTGACTGCCGTGTGCCGGGATCCCGGCGGCGCTCTCGTCACCGCGTCGACTGCCGTGGTGACGGTCACGCTCCCTGATGGGACGACGGCCACCCCGGCCGCGGCAGAGACGCCCACGGTCGGTACCTACGAGGCCGACTACGTCACGGAGCAGGCCGGACGCCACACGGTGCGCTGGCTGTTCACCGGTCCGGCGCACGCCTACACGGACGCGCTCGATGTCCGTGAGGAGGCGCCGCCCACGGTGCTGGCCCTGGCTGATGCCAAGAACCTGCTGAAGAAGAGGACCGCGGACGACGACGGCGCGATCCGTTTCTGGAACGAGGCGGCCACCAGGGCGGTCGAGCACTTCGTGGGGCCGGTCGTCGTGCGCACGGTGACCGAGGACCAGCGCGTCGGCGTGGTCGCCACGGTGGCTCTGCGCAAGGCGCCGGCGCTCGAGCTGGTCTCCGTCACCGCACTGCGGACCGGCGGGGTCACCTACGACGTCGGTGACCTCACCCTCGACGGATCGCTGGGCATCGTGTCCCGTACGTCCGGCGGGAGCCTGTACGGGCCGCTGCGGTTCGTCTACCGGGCCGGACGGATCATCATCCCCGGGAACATCACGGCCGCCGCACAGCTGATCCTGCAGCACCTGTGGCGTACCCAGGCCGGACCCGGGCGGCCGCAGCGCGGCGTGGACGACTACGACGTCAGCGAGCCGATCCCGGGTCTGGGCTATGCGATTCCCAACCGTGCGGTGCAGCTGATGAATGCCGACGACGACGGACCAGGAATCGCGTGATGAACACCTCCGCAGTACCAGCAGCGATCAACGGGCTCATCGCCATCCTGAGCACGCCGCCGATCCCCGACGCGGTAGTTGTCGATGGGCCGCCCACCGACGACGTGTCGACCGAGGACGTCATCGCGGTGGGCTGGCAGCCCGAGGGCGACCAGGCGGCCGAGCTGCAACAGGCGTTCAGCTCGGCCGGCGCCCGCGACCGGAACGAAGACTTCTTGATCACCGGCTGGATCGATGTCTGGTCCGGCGACGCGGACTTCGCCACTACACGCGCCCGCGTCTTCGAGCTGCTGGGCGTTGTCGAGCAGCGGCTCCGCGCGACCGGCCTCAACCCGGAGGCGCCCACGCTGGGCGGCGCCGTCCAGTGGGCGCATCTCACCTCGGGCTCGCTGCGCCAGTCCCACACCGACCAGGGCGCACGGGTGGCTCTGGGATTCACGGTGACCTGCCACGCCCGGATCTGAAGGAGGAAGCGATATGGCGCGTGTGCGCTTGATCGGCCCGGAGCCGGTGACGGTGCCCGAGCTCGGCGGCCGGAGGGTCGAGCCCGACGAGGTGGTCGAGGTTCCGGACGACCGGTTCGAGGGCTACTCGTGCCAGCCCGGCACGTGGGAGTCCGTCGAGGAGCCGAAGGAAGAGCCGAAGAGCGAGGCGCTCCCGGTGGCGAAGAAGATCGCGGCCAAGGCGTCGCAGAAGGAGGGCTGATCCATGGCGATCGGATCCGGTCTCGGCGCTCAGCTGGGCATTGCAGCGGAGGTCACCTACGGCACCTACGTGGCGCCGACGCGCTTCCTCGAGTTCACCAAGGAGAGCCTCGCTCTCAAGAAGACGACGGCGCAGTCCGCGGGCATCGCCGCGAACCGTCTGCTGGCGCTGTCCTCGCGGCGCGTGCTGACCCGCAAGGAAGCCCAGGGCTCCATCGAGATGGAGATCACCAACAAGGGCATGGGGCCCCTGCTGCAGTGCCTGATGGGGACCACGGTCACGCCGGTGCAGGGCGGCGCCACCGCGGCCTACACCCAGACACACACCCTGGCTTCCGTCGCAGGCAAGTCGCTGACGATCCAGAAGGGCGTACCCCTCACAAGCGGCACGGTGACGAAGAAGAACTTCCTGGGCTGCAAGGTCACCGCAGGTGAGTTCTCGTGCGAGGTCGGCGGCATGCTGACCGGCAGCTTCGAGATCGACGGACGGGACGTTGAAGAGACGTCGGCGCTGGCCGCGGCCAGCTACAGCAACATGGCGCCGTTCCACTTCGGACAGATGGCGCTGAAGACCGGCACCTACTCCACCGAGACCGCGCTCGACGGCATCCGCAAGGTCAGCTGCAAGATCGAGCGCCCGCAGGACGTCGAGCGCTTCTACGCCAACCAGGCGGCTCTGAAGAAGGAGCCGATCGAAAACGACCTGGTCAAGATCACAGGGACGCTCGAGAGTGACTACGTCGCCACGACCCTGGACGACCTCCACACCAGCGACGGCGCGACGTCCCTGGTGTGGGAGTTCATCGGCCCGGTCATCGCGACCACGTACTTCGAGACTTTCCGGGTCACGCTGCCCGCGATCCGTCTCGACGAGGGCCCGCCGGTGGTCGACGGCTACGGCGTGCTGAAGCCCAGCTTCAACTACGTCGGGCTCTACGACGGAACGAACAACCCGAAGATCGAATACATCAGCACGGACGTCACTCTGTGAGGTGACCTGATGCAGGTACAGATCCTCGGCACGGGCCAGCTGCTCGACCTGCAGCGCAAGCTGCGGCAGGCCGGACACGAGAACATCCGCAGCTCGATGACGCGCCGCATCCGCAGGGCCGCCGAACCACTGCGCGACGAACTGCAGAACAACATCCGTTCTCTCAACATCACGTCCTCCGGGCGCAAGGCGGGCAAGCGTGGCGGGCCGTCGCCCACCACGCGCCCGCTGCGCGCGGCGATCGCCCAGGCCATCCGCATCAGCGTGCGCACCACCGGCAACCCGGGCGCCCGCGTCTGGGTCGACCGCAGCGCCCTGCCGCCGGACATCACCAACGGCGTTGTGGTCCGCCTCAACGAAGGCCGCTTGCGACACCCCACGTTCGGCAACAAGCGGCGCTGGGGCCAGCAGAACGCCACCCCGGGGTGGTGGGACAAGACCGTGCGCGCACACCAGCCGCGCATCACCCGCGAAGTCGAACGCGTCATGGACGACGTCCGCCGACGCCTCGAGTAGTAGGAGCAACCCGTGTTCGTTGTCTACACGCCCAAGGGTGGCGAGCCCGAGCAGTACGACGCCAGCACCCTGAAGGTGAGCGAGGCGTCGATCGTGCAGCGCACGGTCGACATGAAGTGGCAGGAGATCCTCCGCGGCCTGGAGCAGGACGACCTCGAGGCGATGCGCGGCATCGTCTGGGTGATGAAGAAGCGCAGCACGCCCACCCTGCGATTCGGCGACTTCGACCCTGGCGTGAACGAGATGACCACGCGTATGGACAAGGGGGAGATCGAGCGCTGGATCGACAACATGCTGGTCATGGCCGACGAAGACCTGGAATGGGCCTCCGTCCAGGCGATCGTCGCTGAGCGGGTCGGGGCTGCGGCGCTCGATGCCGAGCACGCCCTCACGTACCTGGCCTCGAAGGCGCCGGACCCAAAAGACCCGACGACCCCCGCCGAGGGCGAGGAGCCGGGACAGCCGGAGACCCAGCCGCAGACGGCGGCGAGCGAGGACCAGAGCCCGAGCCCGACATCGCCCGAGCCAGAGACTCCTACCTCGGACTCTTCGCCCATGTCCTCAACATCCCACCCGGAGGCGTCGACGACCTCCTCGTCAGCGACTTCTACAACCTGAGCTGCTGGATCGACCGGCATCAGGCCGCCCAGCAAGCACACGGGGGAGAGGGGTAGCTGATGCCGTCGATGAACTTCCTGCTGACCGGGCAGGACGGACTGTCCCGCGTCTTTGACGGCGCTGGGGATTCGGCCCGCCGGTTCGCGCGCCGTATGCACGCCGCCAGCATGGACGCGGACCGCAGCGTGCGGACGTTCACCCGGAACACCTCGACGCAGATGGCCGGGCTCCGGCGGGACACGGACGCCGGCGGCAAGGCGATCGAGGAACTCGGCAAGGTCACCAAGCTTCTGGCGCCGGCCGCAGTCCCGGCTGCGGCGTCGCTCCTGCCGATCGCGGCCGGCGCGGGCACGGTCGCCATCGCCACTCTGGCGATGACCGCGGCACTCGTGCCGCAGATCGGCGCCCTGTCCGAGGCGGCCGAGAAAGAGAAGGCCTACGAAGAGGCGGTCGCCAAGAGCGGCGCCCGATCGCAGGATGCCGTCGCCGCCCACACCGCGTATGTGGAGACGATCGCCAAGCTCCCCCCGGAGACCCGGGAAGCGGCGGCCGCGCTCGGCATCCTGAAGGACTCGTACAAGCAGTGGTCGGACGGCCTGGCCGGGGACACGATGGCCCCGGTCACCAAGGGCATCGCGATCCTCAACGGGCTGCTGCCCAAAACGACTGGCCTGGTCAAGGTCACCGCAGCCGAGACCGACCGGCTCATGACGGTCATCGGCGGGAGCATGGAGTCTCCCGGCCTCGACCGCCTCAACACGAAGTTCACGAACTTCGCCCAGAAGACGCTGCGCGGTCTCAATGACCAGCTGGTCCACCTGCTGCGCGTGGGCGACACCGGCGAGGTCGGGGGCAAGGCCAGCGAGTTCATGGAGTGGGCGCGCGCTCAGGGCCCGACGGTGGCCAGCGTCCTCAACTCCGTGGCGGAGTCGCTCATCCACGTCCTCGACGGGGCGAGTGGCGTCGGTGTGAGCCTGCTGCAGATCATCGACGTGGCGGCCGGTCTGGTGTCCGCTGTACCGCCGGGGGCGATCGCTGCATTCCTGCAGCTGGCCCTCGCAATGAAGCTCACCAAGGTTGCCGTGCTGGGGCTGGCTGCCGGCCGTGCGGCGCTGGCCGCGTTCGGTGGGCAGCTCGTCGCCATGAACACCGCGGCGGCCGCAACGCCGGGCCGCCTGGCCGCGGTCCGTGCCAGCGTCCTTGCCCTCAGCCGCACCACGAAGATCGCCATGGCGGGCACCGGTATCGGTCTTGCTCTCCTGGCCATTTCCGAGATCGCCGAGCGCAGCAAGAACGCGCCGCCGGACGTCGACCGGCTGACCACGTCCTTGCGCGAGCTCGGCAGTACCGGCCGGGTGACCGGCGAGGCGTCGAAGCATTTCGGGGCCGACCTCGACGGCTTGCGCGGCAAGGTCAAGGCGCTCACCGACCCGAGCACCACCGACAAGGTGCAGCAGTTCCTGGTGGGGTGGACCGGCTGGGACAGCACGCCGGTCAAGGACGCCAAGGAGAACATCGGCGCGGTCGACAAGGCGCTCGCCAACCTGGTCAAGGACGGCCAGTCGGACCTGGCGGCCGCGGCCCTGAAGCGGCTGACGGCCGAGTACGGCAAGGGCGGCAAGGACACCGCCGAGTTCACGGGCAAGCTCAAGAGCTACAAGTCCGCCTTGGCCGACGCAAAGTTCGAGCAGGAGCTCGCAGCCCAGTCCATGGGTCTGTTCGGTGCCCAGGCCCAGTCCGTGCAGACCAAGCTCGCCGCGCAGAAGCAGAGTGCGGACGGCCTGCGCCAGTCGATCCAGGCCCTCTCGGACACCTCGCGGTCCGCGTTCGACGCGCAGACCAAGTTCGAGGCGGCGGTCGACGCGGTCTCCAAGTCGATCCGCGAGAACGGCAAGACCCTCGACGTCGGTACGGAGAAGGGCCGTGCCAACCGTGACGCGCTCAGCCAGATGGCGACGGCCACGCAGGACGCTGCCGCCAAGGCCCGTGAGAACGGCGCCTCCTGGGAGACCGTGACGGGCATCTACGACAAGGGCCGCAAGACCCTGGTCGACAACATCACGGCCATCACCGGCAACCGGACCGCGGCGAAGTCGCTGGCCGACCAGCTGCTGAAGATGCCCAGTCCGAAGATGCGTCTGCAGATGGACTCGGAGGACGCCAAGTCTGGCCTCAAGCAGTTCAACGCGGCAGTGAAGGCGACACCGGGCGCGAAGTCGGTGACGCTCAAGACGCTGTCGAAGTCGGCAGAGGCGATCCTCGAGGGCTTCGGCTACAAGGTGAAGCGCCTGCCCGACGGCAGGGTCACCGTGACGGCCAAGGCAGGCAAGGCCCTCTCGGACGTCCGGAACGTGAAGGCTGCGGTCGACCAGCTCCGCAACAAGTCGATCACCATCTTCACCAAGCGGACTACCCGTTACGTCACCGAGTACCAGAAGAAGTACCTCTCGGGTCAGAGCCAGCACGACATCACCGGTGCGACCGGCGGTCTGTTCACCGGCAGCAACTTCACCCACCGGGGCAAGGGGTACGCCGGGGGCGGCCTGGTCAACGGTCCCGGTACCGGCACGTCCGACTCGGTGTTCGCTCCGTGGCTGTCGGCCAAGGAGTTCGTGGTCAACGCACGGCAGACCGCGAAGAATCTGCCGTTGCTGCGTGCGATCAACGACGGCACGCTGGGCGCGGGTTCGCTCACGGGCGGCGTGGGCGGGGCCGGCGGCGCGGCCGCGCAGGGCCTCGCGTCCGGCATGACCGGCAGCTCGGCCCTGGTGGTGGCAGCGGCCCGGAAGATGGCGGCCGGCGTCTCCCTCGGGATCCGTGAAGAGCTGCAGATCTCCTCCCCGAGTAAGAAGACGACGGCGCTGGCGAAGCACATCGGGTCCGGCCTGGTCAAGGGCATGACCGGCTCCCGCGACAAGATCAAGGCGACGAGCAAGGCGTTGGCCAAGGACATCTGGAGTGCCTTCTCCGGGACGAAGGACAACAAGACCGTTGCGTGGCTGAACAGGCAGACGTCCACCCAGCTCTGGGTGGCGGGCAGGCGCGATGCCCTCGCCGCGAAGATCAAGGTGGCGAAGGATTTCGCCGAGTCGACGCGCGTGAAGGCGAAGCAAGACGCGGGCCTGGGCGGGATGTTCGGCGGTGAGGAGGAAGTCACCGCGGGCGGTATCAAGGGCCAGTTGGCAGCCCGGCTGGCGAAGATGAAGACCTTCTCCAGCTACATCGCCACCCTCGCCAAGCGCGGCCTCAACCGGACCATGCTCCGCGAGATTCTGGAGATGGGGCCGGAGCAGGGCTACGCCTACGCCTCGGCCCTGGCGGGGGCGGACAAGGCGACGTTCAACTCCATCAACTCCACCCAGTACAAGATCAACGACCAGGCCGAGAAGCTGGGCCGGTCCGGTGCTGACGCCTTGTACGACTCGGGGAAGAACGCCAGCAAGGGCTTCTTGAAAGGGCTCGAATCGGAGAAAGCGGCCCTCGAGAAGACGATGGTGCGGATTGCCAAGCACATGCAGCAGGCGCTGCGGAACGCGCTCGGCATCCACAGCCCGGCGACCGAGATGGAGCCGGACGGCGTGAACACCGCCCGCGGTATCGGCGTCGGTGTCATCAAGGGCATCCCGTACGTCGCGGCCGCCATGGACACGGTGGCGGCGCACATGGTCGGACGCGCCGCCGAAACCAGGCCTGTCCTGGGCAGGCCCAGCATCGTCGGCCGCGGCGGCGGGGGAACCACCATTCACATCCACGTGGACGGTGCGGTCGTGGACAAGCTCGGCGTGGCCAAAGCGGTACGTGAGGCGCTGCTGGAGTTCAAGCGGAACAACGGCGGCGGCAGCCTCGGCCTGGCCTGAGAGAGGAGACAGCGGTGACGCGTCCCATCGTCGAAGTCGCGTTCGGCTACAGCATCACCTCGGCGTCCCCGGTGTGGACGGACATCAGCCGGCGCGTCGACGTCGGGACGGGGATCGGCATCGACCGGGGTGCGGAGAACGAGTTGGCGGAGACGCAGGGCGGGACGGCCACGCTCAAGCTGGACAACAGCGACGGGGCACTGACCCCGGACCGGGCCGCGTCGCCGTACTTCCCGAACGTCAAGAAGAACGTGCCCATCAGGATCTCCGTCGCCACCCTCGACTCGCCGGTCGGTTCCACACCGTGGGCACTGGAGCAGCTGGCCGACGACTTCGACGACGACAAGATCAACCTGGCCTTGTGGAGCCAGAACTACGGGGCCCCCGTCGAGGGGAACGGGCGGGCTCGGGTGCCGTGCAAGGACGGCGTCTTCGCCGGCTACCAGTCCGCCCGGTCATGGCGGCTGTGGGGCACCCACGTGGCGGTGAAGATCGCGACGCTGCCGGTGGCCAACGGCGGCTCTGAATGCACGGCAGGCGTGTTCGTCAACTCCGGCACCGACGGCACACGCATGGGCATCGAGTACAGCGCGGTCACCGGCCAGCTCCGGCTGGTCTCCGACGTTCTCTACTTCGACGCCGGCGCCACGGTCCTCACCTACAGCCCGGCGCTGCATGGCTGGTGGCGCATGCGCGAGGCGGGCGGCTCGCTGTTCTGGGAGACGTCCGCCGACGGGCACACCTGGGTGGTACGCCGCACACTGACGACCCCGGCCTGGGTGGGGACGGACGTCGTGACCTACTCGCTTGAGGCCCACCGTGCGGGCGGCGTCGACGACTTCGCCGAGTACGAGATCGTCGGCGCGACCGTGCAGGAACGGTTCTACGGCATGGTCAACAACTGGCCCACCGAGTGGAAGGGCCTGTACGCCACGTCGACGGTCAACTGCAGCGACGTGTTCAAGTGGGCCGACCTCGAGGAACTCCTGCCGATGCTGTCGCAGGAGGTCCTCCTGGACCGGCCCGCCTGCTACTTCCCGCTCACCGAGCCCGCCGAATCCACCTCCGTCGGAGACCTGTCCGGCACCGCCGGGATCGGCACCCTCTCCATCACCCAGGCCGGCGTCGGCGGCACCCTGGAGTTCGCCGCAGGCACCGGACCCAACGAGCTGCCCTGCCCGGTGTTCACACCGGCCTCGACGTCGGCCGGCAAGTACCTCACGGGCGACATGGGCCAGACGTTCGTCGACGCCAACATGTTCTTCCGGGTCCGCGCCGAGGCGTGGTTCTCCACCTCGACCAGCGGGCGCGTCCTCATGTCGGTCGCTTCGCCGGATGCCTCCACCCGGGTCGTGATCCTGCTGGAGTCCGGCACCGGCAAGCTGACCATGGAGAAGGACCAGGGCGGATTCGGCGTCCAGACCTACGTGTGGCCCACCCCGAACCTCGCGGACGGCGTGCGCCATCACATGGTCTACAGCGAGTTCACCAACGACCTGTACATCGACGGCGTCAACTACAGCCTGTCCTCCTTCAACGGCAGCGACCTGCGGATGCTGACCATCGGCGGCTACGCGGGCACCCGCCTGTGGGCGGGGACGATCGCCCACGTCGCCGTCTACCTGCGGTCGGTGACCGCCCTGGAGCTCGCCGCGCACAACACCACCGGCACCACCGCGCACGTCGGCGAGGCCGCCAACGTCCGCATGGCCCGTCTCGCCGACTACATCGGCCTGCCCATCTCCACCCAGGGCGGCGTGTTCGACCCGATGGCCAGCCAGGCGCTGCTCGGCAGCTCGGCTCTCACCCACATGCGGGAGGTGGAGACCACCGAGAGCGGCAAGCTCATCGCTTCCCGCGGGGAGGCCCGTCTGATCTTCCAGTCCCGTGACGTCCGCTACAACCCGACGCCCTCGCTCTCGCTGGCGCACTCCGACCTGGAGACCGACAACGTCAAGCTGGCGCACGACGACCAGAAGATGGTCAACGCCGTCACCGCGTCGAGGCCGGGCGGCGCCACCCAGCGGATCACCAGCCAGAGCGCCGTCGACACCTACGGGCCCAAGCCCCGCACCCTCGACCTGCTCAAGACGACCGACAACTCCGTGGCCGACGCCGCGCACTGGCTGGTCTCCCGCTACTCGGACCCCCCGCCCGAGATCCGGCAGGTCCCGGTCGAAGCGTTCACCCTGCCGCTGGCGACGTACCGGGCGCTGCTCGCCGCCGACGTGTCCACCGTCATCGGCCTGACCGGACTGCCCAGCCAGGCGCCCGGTGCGACGGCCACCGTCGTCGTCGAGGGCTACAGCGAACGCATCACCCAGAACCAGCACCACATCGACTTCCACACGTCGCGGGCGCAGACGGACAGCGTGTGGGTTCTCGACGACCCGACCTACAGCGTGCTCGGCTCCACGACGCGCCTCGCCTACTAGAAGAGGGGACACCGTGCCGGACATCCCCGTGAAGCGGGCCGAGACGTACTACGTGCCGCAGCCGCCGCTCGCCCCGGACGCCTGGGCTCTCGTGCCGCCCGCAGCCCGCTGCGCCCGCTGGTACGAGCTGCGGCAGCAACGCCGTATCGAACTGCCCGACGGCCTGCTGCTGGGATACATCACCTATGCGCGGATCGACGCCGGCCGCTGGGTCGCCGACTGCCCGTGCGGATCCGCGCAGGTTGTCACCCCGACCGACCCGCGGCTGGGCTGCCCGGAATGCGGGGCCGCCTGGTTTCCGCTCACGTTCCCCGACGACGTAGCCGCGGCCGAGGCCGCCGTCGCCGAGCTGCTGCCCGCCGAGCGGTTCTGGTGGCATCCCGACGACGCGGCGTGGAACCGGCCCCCGCCCGAGCAGCTGCCCGTCGACGAGCCGACACAGCCCGCGGCCGCGCCCTTCCGAGAGGCGACGACATGACGTTCGCTCCGCGCACGTGGGTGGTCGGCGAGACCGTCACCGCGGCATTCCTCAACGCCGAGATCCGCGACCAGCTCAACTCAATGTTCGCGGCCTGGACCAGCTACACCCCGACGTGGACCAGCACGGGCACCGCGCCCGCGCTCGGCAACGGCACGCTGGTCGGCCGGTACATGAAGGTCGGCCGGACGGTCACCGTGCACGCCAACCTCATCACCGGCAGCACAACCACCTACGGCACCGGCGCCTACAACTTCGCGCTGCCATCGCAGGCCGCGAACGTCGGATCCAGCTACATCGGCAACGCCCACCTGCTGGCAGTCGACCGCTGGAACGGGCAGTGGATCGTCAGCCCCAACGCGACCATCGCCGGCCCGGCCTTCCCCATCTCGGCCACCAACACCCGCACGGCACTGATGGGCCCGGCTGCGCCCGAGGCACTCGCCGCGGGCGCCCAGCTCCGCATGACCACCGTGTACGAATCCGCCACCTGACCAGGAGACCAGCCTGATGGACTACCCGTACACCACCATCTCGGCCCGCGACGGCGACTCCCTCATCAACATCACCGTGCACGTCGCCTCGGAGACAGCGGCAGTCGCCGAGACGGACATCGTCAGCCTGGTGCGCGAGCATCTCGCCACGCTGCCCGGACTGACCACTCCCACCGCCCTACGCCGCGAGATCACCGTGGCCAGCGTCTGACCCACCGCCACACCCGCCGCCCCGCGCCAGATGGCCGGGGCCTTCGTCGTTTCAGGAGTACCGCATGGCCACACCGCCCACTGCCAAGAGATTCGCGGACGCCCTCCGCGCCGAGGGGCTGATCGTCGTCGAGGTCGGCGACTGGGAGGACCACAACCGCAACAGCAAGGGCCCGTGGGGGCCGGTCCACGGCGTGATGATCCATCACACCGTGACGTCCGGCAGCAGGCGGACCGTCGAGATCTGCCGCGACGGATACAGCGGACTGCCCGGGCCGCTGTGCCACGGCGTCATCACCAAGGACGGCCGCGTCCACCTCGTCGGCTACGGCCGCGCCAACCACGCAGGCCTCGGCGACGACGACGTCCTGCGCGCCGTCATCAACGAGACGCCGGTACCCGCCGACAACGAGGCGAACACCGACGGCAACCGCCACTTCTACGGCTTCGAGTGCGAGAACATGGGCGACGGCGAGGACCCGTGGCCCGCGGCGCAGCTGCTCGCGATCGAGAAGACGGCGGCCGCGCTCTGCCGCCATCACGGGTGGGACGAGGACAGCGTCATCGGCCACCTCGAGTGGCAGCCCGGGAAGAGCGACCCTCGCGGATTCACGATGGCGTCGATGCGCGCCAGGGTCGCGAAGCGCCTCGGCAAGAAGCCGTCGCCCGTCACACTGCCCAAGCCGTCGAAGCCGGTGGTGGACCTGTCGCAGCTGGTCGCCGCCGCGCGGTCGAACCCGGCAGCGAAGGGCACGCCGGTCACGTACCCGGGCGCCCGAACCGTCGAGGCAGCGCTGGTCGATGCCGGTTTGCTGGCCAAGGCCCGGCTCGACGGGCACTTCGGTGAGGACACCGTCGCCGCCTACGCGGCGTGGCAGCGCTCGAAGGCAGGCGGCAGCTACCAGGGCAAGGCCGCTGACGGCATCCCGGGCAAGGCCAGTCTCACCCGCCTCGGCGACAAGTACGGGTTCACCGTCGTCGCCTGATCCCCGCCACGCGCCATTAGTTCCGCGCGTGATTTCTTCACGCCCGGAATCAAGGGCGTGCCCATAACAGGAAGAGAGCTGGTCATCATGCCTGCTTCGCTGTTCCCGTCCGTCATGCGTACCGTCGTCCCGCTCATCGCCGGATGGCTGCTCACCGTCGCGGTCCGCGCCGGCGTCGCCATCGACTCCGAGCAGGTGGTGAGCGCCGTCACCGTGGGTGCCGTCCTCCTCTACTACGTCGTGTTCCGGCTGCTCGAGTTCCTGGGCACCAAGCTGCGCGGCACTGCACTGCAGACCGTGGCCGGGTTCCTCCTCGGCTGGGCACGCCCGCCGGCCTACCTGAACACCGGCGGTGCGCTGCCGCCCGTCACGTACAGCGGGGAGTCCCGCGCTGGGTGACCGCAGCCGCTATCGGCGGCCGCGGGCACCATCGATCACCAGGAGGAGCGCGTGGACCTCACCACTCTCGGCAGCCTGCTTCTAGGCGTGGGCGCGGTCGTCGGCGGAGTGGTGACGTACCTCGGCAAGCGGGGCGAGAACGCGCTCACCGGCTACAGCTCGCTCACCACCAACCTGCAGGCCGAGCGCAACCGGCTTGACGCGAAGGTGACGGAGCAGGCCGAGCTCCGTGCCGCGGACCAGGCCGAGATCGCCCGGCTACGCGCCATCATCATTCACCTCGGAGGACAACCGTGACCCGGACAGAGCGCGCTCTTGCCCGCAGGTGGCGCCCGGTGGTCTTGCTGTGCTGGCTAGTCGCATTGTCCGGCGTGGTCATCATCGCCTGGGGCCGGATCGATGTCGCGACCAGCCGCGGCGACGAGCTCGCGACCGAGGCCGACTTGCGCGGCCAGGCCGTGTCGACGCTGGCCGCCGATGTACGGGAGCTCCGTGCGCAGGTGAAGGACGAGGGCCAGGTCCCGGTGGCACCGGATCCCTCCGATGCGATCGATGATCTACCCGCGCGGGCCGAGGTACCCGTTCCCATCCCTGGCCTGAAGGGCGATCCAGGCCGGCCGGGATCCGACGGTGAGCCGGGCACCGACGGCGAGCGCGGAGACGACGGAGGGGATGGTGCGCCCGGCACGCCCGGCCAGGACGGCGCGCCCGGTACGGACGGCGTGCAGGGTCCACAGGGCGAGGCCGGAGTCCAGGGCCCGCAAGGGGAGCAGGGGCCGCGCGGGGAACAGGGATCGCCTGGACCTGCGTGCCCCGACGGTTACAGTCTCCAGCCGCCGGCCGATGATCCCGATGCGCTGGTCTGCCGACGTGACGGCGCGCCGCCGCCGGACGATGAGCCGGCCTCGCCGCTCACCCTGGCGCTCGATCCGAGCCGCCGCCAGTACCCGTAAGGCTGCAGCCCCTGCCCTCCCGAGTGGAGGGCAGGGGCTGTTTGTAGTTCCGGCGACACGCTCGGAATACCGAAGTCTGCCCACCTTAATTTTGCCCGTGATAATATCACGGACATGGTTAAGGACGAGGTCACGGCCATCCGTGACGCCACCGCTGGCCTGTGCGAGCCGCTGCACGACTGCTTCGCCTGGGCAAGTCAGCACCAACGCGTCAAACTGCCCGAACTGGACAGTCCCTCCTACGGGTGGGCCCGCACCCACCTCATGCGGGCTCTCGCGCACCACCGTTTGTCAAGATCAGCTTTGGGGTCCTGGACTCTGAGCGGGAACCACCGACGCAACGGGGAGCTCTGGCTCACTGACGGCAACTACCGCACGCGACTGCTGCACGGCTACCGAGACGACCACGTCCCAGCCCCCGGACCGAACCACCAGCGCCGCGTGTACTACTCCAACCGGCGCCTCGTCGAGGTCCGACAGGAACCCCTGATCGGTCCGGTGGATAGCAAGCTGCTTATCCTGTGGCGTATTGATCAAGACCAGGCGCCGCTCTTCCGCGTGGTACGCCCCGTTGGACCCTGGCGCTTCGGAGCAACCGCCAACGTAGACCTGGACTTCCCCCTGCTCGCCACCGCTGACGATCTGCTGGGACTGCGCTTCGAACCGCAGGACGAAGGCCTGGAACTGCAACTGCCCCGTGAGGAGAAGAACGATGTCGACGGCGCTGGAGGCTTCGCCTGGTGAGAGGCTCAGGACCCTCCGGGACCTACTCGGCCTGACCGGCGTGGAGCTGTCGCGCGTCGCCGGTGTCAGCCAGAGCTGGATCTCGCAGACCGAAACAGGCGCGCGAGAACCGGTGGCGGAGTATCTGCAGAAGGTCGCGGATGCCACGGACACCCCGATGAGTTTCTTCTACGCCAAGCCTGCTTCTGTCCCCCTGGACTCTCTGCGCTTCCGCAAGATGGCGTCAGCCAGCCGCACAGTCACTCGGCGGGTCAGCGCCTTCTACGGGGAGAGCTTCCGGGTCACCGAAGAGATCACCGGCCGGACGGACTATCCCTCCCCGCCCTTGCCCTATGCCACCAAGCCGGAGCTGGATGAAGACGACATCGAGGAGCTCGCGGCGCACACCCGGATCACCCTGCGGCTGGCTGCCGACAAACCAATTCCGCACCTCACTCGCGCTCTCGAGCGGGCAGGAGTCGCCGTTGCGCCGGTGATCCTTCCCGACCCCACGGGGAGCGCACCGTGCACCACCAACAAGCACTTCGGCATCTCCTACTGGGCCGGTATCGAGGAGACGGCGCTGATCGCCTACTTCCCCGGGGCCCAAGGAGACCGGGACCGTTTCACCCTCGCACACGAGTTGGGACACCTGGTCCTGCACACCTTCCGCCCAAGGGCTGCAGACCCAGAGCGCGAGGCCAACCGCTTCGCGGGAGCATTCCTCGTACCGCTTGAGCGCGCCCGCGAGGAACTCACGGACCGGCTCACCCTGGATGGCTTCGCCCGCCGCAAAGCTGTGTGGGGCGTGTCCATCCAGGCGCTCATCCTCCGGGGCGCGGCCGTGGAGAACATCAACGAAAGCCGTAAGCGCTCCTTGTACATTCAGGTGGCGCAGCGAGGCTGGCGCAAGCAAGAGCCCGTCGAGGTCGGCCAGGAGCAACCCCTCCTTCTGTGGTCGCTCCTCAAGCGGTTGTACGGGGACAAGCCGTATGTACCGGCAGCCGAAGGCCTCGCCATCCAGCCGGCAATCCTGCGGTCCATCGCGCCACAACCCACCACGCACGCGGAGACGACCACATCTAACGTCGTCGCGTTCAAGGCCCGACCCGCACGGTCTCATTGACGCTGCGGTTCTGCGCGCCAAGATCTACGCGGCTAGATCGGTACGGCCCTCGCTCCCTCGCGGAGCGAGGGCCGTTTCGGCATGCCCGGGCGCGGCCTGGCGCTCGCGCTCGATAGCCGCGGCCCACCGGGTGACGAGCAGCTGGTACTCGCGCCGCTCCTGGGCCGAGAGCTGGCCACCGGCTTGTGCCCACAACGTGCGTATCTGCTCGTTGAGTTGGGCAGCGGACCGCGCGGAACCAGAGGGCACGGCGTTGGGGGACATGCGGACTATCGTACGGCGGTTCGCCCGCCCGGTTCCGGTCACTGGCTGTGACGCGCCCTTGACGCGCTCCGCCTTCCGGGCGGACGGTGCGTGCAACAGCGTGGAATCCCCGACAGAGGAGCATGCCGTGACTTTGAGGTTCTTGGGCATCATCCCGAACACCCCGGTCGACGAGTCCCCCACGATCTGGCTGCACGAGGAGACTGGGGATCTGCTGATCCAGTCGTACAAGGCGACGCCGGAGGAGGTACTCGGCTGCCAGGAGGTCGGCTCCATCCCCGGCCACTCAACGGATGTGCCGGATCACGAGACGATCATTAGGCTGCCTGCGGTCATGCTGAAGTACATTCCCCACCCGAACAACTGAGAGGCAGCAAGTGCAGCCACCCGCGCGAAGCGCTCTGGCCCAGGCTCAGCGATCGGCGGTGCACCTGGAGTTGCGCGACAGCTACATGCTGGATGACCCCGAGTTCATCGCGTGGCAGCAGGGCAAGCGCCTCGACCTCGACGACCGCGCCTCCTGGTGGGGCGGCTGGCATTCCGCGGTCCAGGCCGCGACCGATCGCGGCGTCTCGGTCCGCCGTGCTCGCGTTGTGTCCGAACCGCTGCACGACTACGCCCGCTACGAGCACGACCTGACGGCCGGGAACGTGGCGGCGGGCGAGCAAGTGCGGTGGCTACCGCGCCGGCAGGCGACCGGCCTGCTTCTCCCAGCCAACGACTTCTGGGTGTTCGACGACGAGCTGCTCCTGGTCCATCACTTCACCGGTGACGGCCAGCTCGCCGAGGACGGCCGCGAGTACCTGCCTGATCCCGTGCTCGCCAAGCTGCACGCGGAAGCCTTCGAGGCCGTGTGGCAACGGGCCGTCCCGCACGACGAGTACCGGCCCGCCTGACGGCACACGCTCATGGCTGCCTCGGCATCATCCAGCGCAGAGCAGGCCCGGAAGGATCTCGCCGATCGCCTCGGCGAGATCCGTCTGGACGCCGGGCTGAAGGGGAGCGCGCTCGCGGAACGGCTGGGCTGGTACCCGTCCAAGGTGTCCCGCATCCAGAACGCGACCACGTCCCCGTCCGCCGGCGACATCCGTGCCTGGTGCACGGCGTGCGGCGCCGAGGACCAGGCCGCGGACCTCGTCCAGAAACTCCGTGCCATCGAGGGCATGTTCGTCGAGTGGCGACGCATGGAGCGCGACGGCCTGCGCCGAGCCCAGGAGTCCGTGCGGCCGCTCTTCGAGCGCACATCCCGCTTCCGCGCCTACTCCTCGTGGTTCGTGCCCGGTCTCATCCAGAGCCGCGCGTACACGGAGACCGTGCTGCGGGCAGTCCAACGCCGCCGCGTCACGGTGGACGACGTCGACGCGGCCGTGGCCTCACGGATGGAGCGTCAGCAGATCCTGAACGAGGGCGGCCGCACCTTCGCGTTCCTCATTGAGGAGTCCGTGCTGCGGTCCGGGATGGGCGGACGGGAGGTCATGGCCGGCCAGCTGGGTCAGCTGATCACCGTGGGCTCGCTGCCCAACGTCAGCCTCGGCATCGTCCCCATGCGCGCCGACCGGAGCCGTATGCCCGTCGAGGGATTCTGGATCTACGACTCAGAGCAGGTCGCCGTCGAGCTGGTCTCCGGCTACCTGACCCTCACGCAGCAGAACGAGATTGCGATGTACGCCGAGACGTTCGCCGAACTGGCGGAGCTCGCCGTCTACGGGGCCGAGGCCCGGAGCATCATCGCGCTGGCGCTCCGGGCCCTCGGGTGAACCTCCGTAGAATCTCGTAGAATCTTCTGGCACTCTCTGACGCCCCGTCCGTACGGTCCGTAACAGGACCTCACGAGACGGGCGGGAGCATGGTCACCCAGCAGGAACAGCACGACGCAGGAGACGCCTGGCTAGCCAGCTGCGCCGAGAATCCTGACCTCGTGCGGGAGGCCTGGGCGCTCGGCGCCCTCGCTCACATCCGTACCGGCAAGCACTGGCTTGCTGCGGAAGCTCCCCTCGCCACGGTCCTCACCGCGATGAACCGCATACCGGTCCTCCGCCGGGGGCCGACCCTCGTGGACCCCAGCATTGACCTGGCCTGGTGGCTCGTGCCGCTCGACTCCGAAGAGCGCTTCCGCCGCGTGAATGCGGTCACGGTCCATCCGATCGGATCACCCCTGCTCTGCCCGCCTACCGGCGCGCCGGCGTGTGGCCGCTTCTGGGTGAACTGGCCGGACGGGTCAGGCCACCTCACCGATCCTGTTCAACTCGCCGCCGTGCTCGGGATAGGCGGCGGCCCGCGACTCCCTGCGGAGGCATTCGGATGACGACGACCACAGAGGCTGAAACCCCAGAGGCGCGACCACTGGACGTCGGGCTGATGCGGACGACCGCTCGCCGCCTCCTCGCCGAGGACGCAGAGCTGCCCACCTTCGACGAGCTGGAGACGCTGACTCTCCTGCTCCGCGGCCACCTCATGCTCGCCATCCCTGAAGTCGAGTCCACCGCGGCCGAGTTCCCTGAGGATGACGTGCCGCGTGCGTGCGCACTGGCTTGCGTGAAGGAGGCCCGCATGCGCCTCGGCCTCGAGGTCGGCCATGGGTTACCTGCAGGGATCGCGCACGCACAGCGCCTGGCTCGCGCCGTCGGTTCCCTGTGCGACCACTACGACAACCTGCGGGGCGGGCGGCCGCATGCGTGAGGTTCAGATGACGACCACATTCGAGCCTCCTGCAGATGAGGCAGTCGAGCCGCCCCTGGGCGAGCGGTTGCTCGCTTCGACCTCCGACCTGCGTCAGCGGGTAGCGGTGGCAGCGCTCGCCGAGGAGGGGCTCATCCTCGAGCGGAAGTCCGTCCAGGAGGCGCTGGTCTGGGAGCCCGGCGACGGGACGGCGCGCTGCACATGGGAGCACTTGACCGGCCGCATGTACGGCCTCGGCCTGGAGGACGACGAGCGCGCGTTCCTCGACCTCGTGCTCTCGATTACAGGCGTCGCGCATCAGACGAGCCTCGTCCGCGTGATGGATCTGGACGAGCGCCGTACTGCCATCATCCTGCGGGCCATGATCCAGCTGTCCGGCTGCGACACCCTCGCGGTGGGCACGCGGACCTGAAGCTCTCGCCGCCGGCGCCCCCGGTCGGCCGCGAGAAGGGTGGCCGCCCCGCATGTCCCGTGGGCGGCCGCCCGGTGGGCTTCACACGGGGCGCAATCGGAGTGCAGGTATGCATGCGGCATACACCGTTACTACATGCACCAGACCGGCGGTTGCCTACGGGTGCGGGTGGTGCAGTTCGGCGACATGGACTTCGAGAGCCTCAGCGATGAGCAGTAGCTGACTGAAGCGCACATCCGACTGTCCGCGCTCGATCCGCTGATACGTGGATCGAGGAATGCCGGTGCGCTCCACGGCATCGTCCTGTGTGAGGCCCCGGTGCAGGCGCAGCGCCGCGATCCGGTCGCCGAGGGCTCGACGCTGGTCGAGGATCCACGGTGGCTGATCTTTGGCTGGCACTCGACAAACGCTCTGACCTGGTCAACCATTAGTCAGCACCAGATTTGAGGCTTTTCCTGATCTTGAGGCGGGCACCCAGTCCCTGTGCCCGAAGCGCCCAGACCCCGCGCCCTCAAGCGCCCGACGACATGCCCAGCCCTGCGGCTTCTTGGCATATGCCGCAGGGCTACAGGTATTGTGCGGTCTCGAACACTTGTTCATACGAATGGGTGAATGACGTGGGATGTCTACATCCGTTAGACAGAGGGAGTAGTCCCCTCCCGTAGTCGTGTCGGGTCGCTCCACTGTGGTGCCCCCCTCTGTGGCGGCCCGACACTCAGGGTCGCCCTCGCATTCCCGCCCGGCGGTCGGTGCGAGGGCGACCCACCTCTTTCTCCAGGTTGACCTGCGAGAACACCCATGATCGCTTGGGGAAGATTTGGGGGACGCGGTCCGGTAGCAGTCCTGTAGTGAGAGCGCGCGAGAGCGTAGTGAGACTGCAAAAAACGAAGCCCAGGACCGGAGTTCAACTCCGTGACCTGGGCTTACGTCCCAACTACCTGGTGCCCCCGGCAGGATTCGAACCTGCGACACCCGCTTTAGGAGAGCGGTGCTCTATCCCCTGAGCTACGAAGGCGGGACTTGTGCGAAACCTTGCACGGAACTGGTGAACAGATCGTGCCCTGGTTTCCCGGTCAAGCCCTGAGCGATCTGGATCATGTCGCTGCGGTGATGAGGCGGGCGGTAGACCGCGTGACACATCGCAGCGCCGCCAAGAGCGCTCGATCCACAGGGTACCGGATCGAGGCTCAGGCGGGCGCTGGTGTCTGGAGGCTGGGCTGGGGAGGGGGCCGTGGGCCTGAGCCGGGAGGCTCCTTCCTCGTGCAGTGCGCGGCTGGTCGAGTTCTGTGCGAAGACGAAGCCGAAGGTCAGCAGTTGCTGCGCTTCGACTCCGTAGGAGATGAGGCGCCCGTTCCACAGGGAGGCATCGAGTCGTGCGTGGCCCGACTCTCGGCGTCGCTGCGGTAGGGGTGGACCAGTTGACGGGTGCGGGTGGATTCCGGGATCTGCTGCAGGTGCTCGGCGCGGTGGAAGCCCGTTCCTCGTCGGCTTTCGCTGGGTGGCCGCCTGCCTCTGCGGCTGGTTGTGCCGACGGCGACTCTGTTCGGTGGCCTCCGCACCGTCAGGGGCTGGAACGTGGTAGCGGCAGAGTATTCGCACCCGCGTCGCTCTAGTCTCGTGATCGGTGCCGGGATGAGCTTCGCTGTTCCGTCCGCGTGGAGCTCGTAACAAGATCACGATTGGTGCTTGCCGGGTCGTCTCCAGATCTGGCCGGAGCTGACACGCGATGCTGTTGTTCAGCGCATAGCGGGAGTCCCAGCCGGCACAGCTGGGACTCGACCGGCCGGGGCTCCGGAGGGCCCTCGGGACGGCAGTAACGGAGTGATCAGCTCCCGCAAGCCGGCGTCCACAATCCGCAGCCGAGTACTCACATGCCATGAACGGCGGATCATGGCATCAGTCCCTCCTGACCAGCCTCTGCGTCCAAGAGCCTGATGCGAGTTTTCCGTAGGGAAGTATCTATTGGTTGTACGAGGGTTCACGGACGTGTCGCGAACCGGAATCGGCGGACAGATCTTTCGGGCCTGCTCGATCCGACCACTTTCTGCGAATGCGTCGGGTTGCCGCTGCCAGATCCTGATCGATTTATGCCTCTTTCTGAGAAGGTGTCCGGCGTCGTTACGTCCAACTGAGTAGCGCGAACGGGCGCGAGTGACCGTGTATGAGGTAATACGTGAGACGGGCGGTGAATTCGGCGGCCGCAAGGTTTTCAATGGGGCACCGGTGGGCGCCGTCCCGTCTGGGGTGAGTGAAAGGGCGTTTGGGGGAGCGGCTTCCGGAGAATTTTGTCGTGCGGATTCGCTGTTGTTCTTTGTGTGGGACGGGGGGATTGCTGTGACGGTGGTCGGTGTCCATGTGCGGACGAATATCAATGTTGTTGCCCGCGCGAACGTCTATTCCGCGAATGAGATCGTACGCATTTTCTATGAGGTGGTGTCCGATGTAGGGCTGAACGTCACCGAACTTGCGGAGATCCAGCCCACCATCGAGAAGGGCCTCAGGGCCTGGCTCGCAATGCGCAAGCTCGAAGCGGCGTATCTGGAGGTTTTCGATCCGATGACCCAGGTGGTCCGGTGCCGTACGGATCTGAACATCGTGTACACCTCCGAGACCAATGAGCGGCACCGCACCGACATCAACCGCGTGAAAACGGCGACCAGTTCACTGGGGAGATACCCGGGGTGCAAGTACCGGGTGGTCGTCTCGCTCGCGGACGGAGCGCCGGACGTCGAAGGTTGGGATACCACGACGCTCGGCAGTGTGGACCATCTGGCGCAGCGGGACGTGGGCGATGTGATCGACACGGCCGCCGTGAGGTCCCGCATGTTCACGTGGTCCTGA